TTACAGAGAGCCAGTAATACCCTTGCAAAATGCTTTGAAGTTTCGTCCAAAGCATTGGGCATGGATCATGCGGAAAATGACGAGGAAGAAATTCCGAACCTGGTATTTGGTGAGCTTACGCCTTCCCAGGTGGCGAAATTACGTCAGGAAGACGACGAGCCTGAAATCATCGATGACGAATTGCTTGAGACGTTGGAAGAAGAAGCTCTAAGCGAATTTGATGCGACAGATGATGGAAGTGAAGGGGAGGACGAATAATGGCAATCCCGTCCTCGCTCAGTCTTGTGCAACTGCATTCTGGACAGATGAAAGTCTTCCAGTCTCCGCATCGATTTAAAGTTGTTTGTGCTGGTCGACGCTGGGGAAAATCCCGGTTGTCGATCTCCACTATTATTCGTGCGGCGGCAAAGGAAAAAAAGCAAAGAGTCTGGTATGTCGCTCCTACTTACCAGATGGCTCGCCAGATTTTGTGGGACGATCTACAGGAAGTTCTGCCTCGTAAGTGGGTTAGGAAAAAGAACGACACCACGATGACAATCGTGTTGAAGAACGGTTCGGAGATCGCCCTCAAAGGTGCTGATAAGCCTGACACTCTGCGCGGCGTAGCGTTGCATTTTGTAGTGCTTGATGAATTTCAGGATATGAAGCTGACACCTGGTACAAGGTGTTACGACCTACTCTTTCATCGACACGCGGCGGTGCACTGATCATTGGTACGCCAAAAGGCTTCTCGGAATTTCACAAACTGTGGACTATAGGCCAGAACGTAGAGCTGCAAAGAAAGGGACAGTGGAAGAGCTGGCAGTTTGTAACTGCCGATTCTCCGTTTGTACCTACGGCGGAAATTGAAGCTGCTAAGAACGATATGGACCCGAAATCGTTCGCTCAGGAGTACCTGGCGAGCTTTGAGAACATGTCCGGGCGCGTTTACTACCCGTTCGATCGTAACGTGCATGTAAAACCGCTTCAGTTCAACCCTCGGTTGCCTATATGGGTAGGGCAGGACTTCAACATTGACCCGATGTCTTCAGTAATTTTGCAACCTCAGCCAAATGGTGAGCTATGGGCAATTGATGAATTGGTGCTCTTTTCCTCTAACACGGCAGAGGTTTGTGATGAGCTTGAGAGACGCTTCTGGCGCTGGAAATCACAGATAACGGTATTTCCAGATCCGGCAGGTGCTTATCGCCAACATGCTCGCGGGGAGTCTGACGTCGACATATTCAAAGAGAAGGGATTCTTACGTGTCGATTATTCGAAAAAGCACCCGCCAATTGCGGATCGTGTTAATGCTGTTAACCGAATGCTGATGACCGCATCTGGAGATATCCGGCTGTATATCGATCCGAAGTGCAAGCATTTGATTGATTCACTGGAAAAAGTCATCTACAAGCCTGGAACACGAGATATGGATAAGACAGGTGGCATTGAGCATAGTGCAGACGCATTGGGCTATCCAGTACATCGTAGGTATCCAGTCAAAAACCGTGTTATTCTTGGTGGTTCTCGATAGGTAAGTAATTATCTAAGGTTATTCAAATGGAATTGAACGACAAACAAATTAAGGATCTGGTGGCGCGACGCCACCCGGAATACGAAAAGAAAAAAGAACATTGGGACTTCCTCGCCAGCACTTACGCTGGCGGGCGTGGTTGGTTTACAGACAATATCTTTCGTTACTTTAAAGAGGGAGATCAGGAGTTTAAGGAGCGAGTTGAACGTGCTTATCGCTTCAACCACACTCGTGAGGTGGTAAACCTCATCAACAAATATCTCTTTAAAGAAGACATTCATAGAAATATCGAAGAGGCACCAGAGCAGATCCGCAATTTCTGGAAACGTGCGACTCGCCAGAATGCCTCTATTGACTCATTTATGGCCGCTATTGATTTGCAGTCGTCTATTTACGGTCGCATATGGGTTGTTGTCGATAGCACGATGAGTGGTGATGTTGAGTCAGTAGCTGACGAGAAAAAGAAAGATGCTCGCGCCTACGCCTACTGGATTTCACCTCAGCAAATGCTGGATGTGGCATGGGACGACGACGGGAATATGTTGTGGGCGTTAATTGTGGAAGTCGCTCGTGATGACGCAGATCCTTTTACTTCTACAGGTCAGGAATACCAACGTTATCGTCTGTGGACACAAAACGAGTGGTATCTGTTCCGTGAGGAAGTGAAGAAGGGCGCTGGTGGAGCAGGTCGCCGTCAGGCAAAAGTTATTTTAGAGGATAGCGGTGAGCATAATCTCGGCGTAGTTCCTGTGTTTCCTGTTGATTGTATTGGAGAAAGTGAATCACCGTATTTCAGCCCATCGTTGATCGATGATATCGCTTATCTTGATCGTGCGGTTGCAAACTATCTGTCAAACCTTGATGCCATTATTCAGGATCAGACATTTAGCCAGTTGGCTATACCGGTACAGTCGCTTTTACCTGGTGATGAAAACCACACTAAAGTGCTTGAAATGGGCACAAAGCGAGTCTTCACCTACGATTCTGAAGGTGGAAACCAGCCGTTTTATCTGTCACCAGACCCGAAACAAGCTCAGATGATCATCACTACGATTAAGACGGTGATTAACGAAATCTACCATTCAGTTGGTGTAGCTGGTGAGCGAACGAAGCAGGACAACGCACAGGGAATCGATAATTCATCTGGTGCCGCAAAAATGTATGACTTCCAGCGTGTAAATAGCTTGCTTGTCACAAAAGCAGAGCGTCTGGAAAGGCTGAACGCCAAATCATGCTACTGGTTGCGAAATGGATGGGGGTAGATCTGGACGAAGACCACTCTTTAATTGCATATCCAGAAAGTTTCGATATTCGTGGCCTTACTGATGAATTTTCTGTTGCCGAGAAACTGTCATTACTTCAGGCACCGGACTCTGTACGTCGTCACCAGATGGAAATGCTTATTGAGAAGATTTTCCCGAACATTACTGAGGCGATGAAAAAGGAATTTGATAAAGATCTCTTGAATTTTCCTCCAAAAAATGATCTAAATACCCTTGAAAATAAGTCAGTACTTACTTATGATCGTGGTGCAGCCCAAGAAAGCGGGCAAGATCAACCCCGAGGGAATGGGGACTCATCTACTCAAGAGAACGAGTGATAAGTAACAAAAGGAATTTTTATGAATCTGTGGCAAATGCTTTTGGCCCGTCGTGGTCTGATGGATGTCGCTGAAGCGCATGAGCGTGGAGGCGCTGGCGGTGTAGCTGCTGATAATGAGCAGAGTACACAAGATCCTGACAAACAGGGTGAACAAAAAGAGCAGCCGAAGGGCGATGACGAATACGCTGGCATGACTCAGGAAGAGTTACTGGCCGAACTTCGTAAAACCAAGAAAGCTGGTGCTGAACTGCTGAAGGAGAACATGAAGCGCAAAGAGAAAGAGCGCACATTGGCCGATCAGCTTGCTCAGTACGGTGATATCGATCCGGCTCGTGCTCGCCAGCTTTTAGAAGCTGAACAGGCCGCAGAAAACGCACGTCGTGAGGCGGAGCAAGCTGAACTGGAGCGTCGTGGTGAGTTCGATGCTGTTAAAAAACAGATGATCGAAGCACACCAGGCAGAGCTGGCACAGCGTGACGAACGTTATGCAGCACTGGAAAGTGAAAACGCATCACTGAAATCTCAATTAGTCGAGATGACCGTGGGCGCTTCCTTCAGTAACTCTCTCTTCCTACGTGACAAAGTTCTGATGACCCCGGCAAAAGCCCGCGTGATCTACGGTTCTCATTTTGAAGTGGGTGAAGACGGTAGCGTAGTGGGTTATGACAAACCGGCAGGTCACAAAGAACGAGCTGTTCTGGTTGACGGTGAAGGTAAGCCGTTGCCGTTTGAATCCGCGATTGAACGCATTGTGCGGGCAGATCCGGAAGCTGACGCATTGATGCGTAGCGAAGCCAAGCAGGGTGTAGGCTCACATTCCAAATCGACCTACACAATATCCCAACCGAAGAACAAGTCGACTATGGATAAGTTGGCCTCCGGTCTGGGGAAAATTGGACTTAAGTAACATCTAAATCAAAGGGAATTGATAGATGCCATTACTGCGTGAAGAAGCTGAAAAGCTGTCTAACAACGAACTTGAACAGGGTGTGATCGAAACTATCATCGATCGCGATGACCTGTTTGCCATCCTGCCTTTTATGAAAATTAATTCAAAGGCATATCTGTACAACCGTGAAAAAACGCTGAGTGAAGCTACCTTCATCGACGTTAACGACACCATCCCTGAAGGTGCAGCAACCTTCGAAGAATGCGTTGCGAAACTGCGTATTCTGGCTGGTGACGTAGACGTTGATAAATTCCTGGCGACCACTATGGCCGACACCAACAACCAGTTGGCTATTCAGGTTCGTCAGAAAGTTAAAGGTCTGGCTCGTGCGTTCCGTCGCAACCTGATTTTGGGTGACTCCAGCTCCAACAACAAGGCGTTTGACGGCATTCCACGCCTGATGCACGCAGATCAGAAGATCGATATCGCCGGTGCATCTATGACTTTCTCTATGTTCGACGAACTGGTCGATGCGGTGAAAGATCTTGGTGCTGACTGCATCATGATGCGTTCAGAGCACCTGCGTGCTTACCGTGCGCTGCTGCGTACAGTAAACGTAGGTCCGTCTGAAATCATGATGGAGAACTTCGGTCGTCCGATGCTGTGTCATAACGGCGTTCCGTTCATCATCAACGACTTCATCCCGACCGATTCTGGCAAAGCAAGCATCTACTGCCTGCATCTGTCAGAAGAGAACGGCGTTACTGGTCTGTATGGCGGCGACAACGCAGGTATCGTTGTTGAAAACATTGGTACTGTACAGAACAAAGACGCAGTACGTACCCGTGTGAAGTGGTACTGCTCTCTGGCGAATAAGCACGATAAGGCTATCGCTGCACTGACCAATGTAAAAATTTAATCAGTGAAGTAGATAAGTAATTATCTATGTTAAAGGGTGGGCTATACGCCCACCCTTTTTGTAGGAGCGAGAAATGCCAGAACAAAAGATGAAGATTACGGAAGAGGCATTTTCGGATTTTACGGGGCATATGTGCCGTGCCGGATTTACCAATTCTATCTCCGATGAACCTTTAACCGAGCGACAACAAAGTCAGCTATCTGCTTGTTTGCAGGCGGTTCCCTTCTCCCAATCCGTAAACATAACCCCGGCTTCACCGTCAGTTTTGGTTGGGAAAACTGTTCAACTTAGTGCAGGTATTACTATGGGTAAGAGTGCCAGTTCATTCACCTGGAAGTCAGCCAATGATCAAATTGCAACCGTCAACGGCACTGGATTAGTAACTGGCGTAGCACCAGGCAAAGTGAAAATTACCGCAACTGATCAGGAAACCCAGCTTTCCGCGTCAGTGGAAGTCACCGTAAATCCGGTAGCCGTTCAATCCGTAACGGTAACGCCAGACTCAACCTCTGTTGAGAAAGGGAAATCAGTCAGTCTGAAAGCGAATGTTCAGCCGTCAAATGCGACGAATAAGGCAGTTACTTGGTCTTCCAAAAATGAAGACAAGGCAACGGTAGACCAGAGCGGGAACGTTACTGGTGTAGAAGTTGGCACTGCGACGATTGAGATCGTTTCCCAAGATGGCAGCAAAAAGGGAACTGCAACGGTGGAAGTAACTGCGCCTGTTGTGGCTGTTACCGGCGTCGAAATCGACCCAAATAGCACAACCGTTGAGGCAAACAAAACTGTTCAGCTGACCGCAAATGTCGAGCCGGCAGGAGCAACAAATAAAACCGTTACTTGGGAATCCAAAAATACCGAGTTTGCAACGGTGGATAGCGAAACCGGTGTTGTAACTGGCGTTGCGGCTGGTACTGCCACAATCGAGGTTACTACCCAAGATGGTAGCCACAAAGCGACAGCGACCGTAGAAGTCACTGCTGCACAGGAATAATCAATATTGGGCGGCGAAAGCCGCCCAAGTAGAGAGAATGCGTTATGAAACCAGCAAAAATTGTTTTATTAGAACCGCAATTTTCCGGTTATTCGGGAATGTTGTGCGGCGTTCAGTTCGAGAACGGGGTGTCCGTAGCGGAGTTGCCTTTTATCGATCAGCAAAGGATTTGTGCCTCAATGCGAGCATCAACAGTCGAGGGCAAAAATGTTTCTCCGTCTGCCGCATACAGTGATCGTGGCGAGTTGACCGCAGACCTGATTACCGAGCCAGCAGCACCTGACATTGTGCCAATGAAACGTGGGACACCAGATGAACCGGCCAAACAGATCCAGACTTTCACACGAGAAGAGTTGGAGTCAATTGCAGACAATGAAGGCATTGCCGGTCTACGTGTGATTGGTAATCAGGTTGGTGTCAAAGCGAAAGGAATTGTCGAGATGATTGAAGGCATCCTGAAAGCACAAGGCGGTGAGTAATGGCGCAGATCGACTCGTATCGTAGCGGTGAAGCTGTTTCCCTTTCATTTGCCTTCAACGTGCTGGATATCGAATCTGCTACCTACACAGTAAAGGACAGCACCGGGGCTATTCTCGTTGATGGCGAGCCGCTAGAAATTACCAGCGGTCAAATGTCGATTCCGGTTGTCGTGTCGGCTGAATATAACCAGCTCTCTGAGAAAGAACGCGATCTGCGGTACGTCATTGTGAAGGCTGTTGCATCGGGTCTGACGCATGAAGAGCGGCAAATGTATGTTCTGCTGAATAGTTTTGAACTGTCGATACCAGAACAGTCGTTTGCAACTGTCGCTGATGCTCAAATGCAGGCGATCGATATGCTGAATGGGGACACTTTGCTGTCGGATGGTGAAGGCTTAATGCGCAAGCGTCTCATTGAGGCTACCAGACGAATTAAAACTTTACCGTTCTCAATCCGCAAAATTCTACGTATCGACTTTGACCGATACGATCGCCCTCAAAATATGCTGAATGTGTATGACATTCCGTGGGGAGCAGATGGAGCGTACCGGCATGATTTAGTCGATTGGGAAAAGATGACGCAGGAGCAGTTTGAAGAGTTCCCTGACTACTTCAAAGAAGCGTTGATGCTTGCCGTTGTCAACGAAGCGTGTGAGATCGCAAATGGCAATGATGTTGCCGCAGCACGAGAGGATGGCATTTTGTCAGAGTCAATCGGTGAAACAACCAACATGTACCGTACCGGTAAAGCTGCAAACGTTCATGTGGCTCGCAGTACCTGGCGCTTGCTGGTCAGTTACATCAACAACCGTATGATTGTTCGCCGTGCGTAACGCCAGTCGCATTATTTACTTTTGGTCGAAAGGGTTTTTGGCCAGTAATGAGAGCGACCGACAACAACAGAGAGAGAGCATGAATATTTCGTGGCAAACAGAAATTGCGATCTACCGCTTTGGCGCAAAGAACGTTTACGGCGAGGCGCAATTACAATTCGTCAGGAAGACGAATGTCGGCGTGGTTAAGTTCGAACAGAGTAATGAGAAATCGTCAGTTCGTGCTGATAGCTCTGGTAGTCGTGGTAAGGCGAGTCTGGAGCTGTTTGATGCTGTGTTAGTTGTCCCTTTAGAAGCGGCTGTACAACTTGATGATGTGCTGATCCTTGAAGGTCAAAAATTAAAGGTGTCCAGTGTTCATCGCCGCTGGGGGCTACGAGGAAGACCTGGGCATCTTGAAGTAGGGGCGAATATATGGGTCTGAAATACGATGCGCATCAGTTCAAACGTGCGGGGAATCGACTCAACAACAGCCAGAAAGCATTTAAGCGATATCTTATCCGGGACATGGAAAAGCTGGCGCGTTTGGTTGAGCGTCTCAGCCGTGCAATGGCTCCGCTGGAAACCGGATCTCTGGAGACAGCTATCTTTGCCAGGGTGATTAAAGAAGGTTATTCAGGGCTGCGCATTGAGCTTTCTGTGTCTGGAGCAAAACCACGTCAGGGGCATCCGGGCGTAGAAGTAGGTGACTATGCTAAGTACATGGAGCTGGGTAAATACCGACTCGGTTATCTTTCTCGAATGAAGAACGTGACAAACCCACCAATTGCCGGTGTTAAACCTCGTGTTGGGCCACACTTTCTGGAAAGAGCGGTGGAAATTAGCGAGAAGCAGTTCTCAGAAGCGATTCTGGAGGCTGCCAGAAAAGCCGGTTTTACGAGAGGTTAATGTGTTTATTGAAGCGTTTGCAAGTTTGATGCAGAAGGCAAAGATTGGCACGGTCGGGACTGATATTTTCTGTCACTACTTGCCTGCCAATGTGAAATCTGGCGTCCTGCTTATTAACCCAAATACCGGTATCAGCATCGATCATGAGCTACAGGGCTTTTATCACGAATCATTCACAATCATTGTGCGTGGTTCGTCAATTACTACGACGGTTGAGAAAGCCAATAAAATCATTGAGATGTTTCCAGTAGAGGAAACGGAATCTGGTGGTGTTTATTTTCGACTTGTACGACCGATGGCGATGCCAATCATTTATCCCAAAAATGATGGGGCATTAATAGAAGCAGGCATTCCTGTTGAATTTGCTGGCTATTTATTGAATTAACTCAATTGGTAAGTATATACTTACTATTAGCGCAATGAATGCGTAGAATTAACGGAAAAAGGAGTTTTCCATCAATGTCTAATACCCATGTAAAAAACATCAAACTTGGTGCCTGTAAGGTGTCGTTTGGTGGTGTGGATTTGGGTTACACCAAAGGTGGTGTTCAGGTTGAAGTAGCCACTGAAACGCTGAAAGTCACCGTCGATCAGTTGGGGCAGACCGTAATTTCCGAATTAGTTCAGGGGCGCAACATTACCATCACCGCGCCTCTGGCTGAGTCTGTACTCCAAAACATGGTTGACCTGATGCCTGGTTCTACTCTGAGCGAAGATGACAACTCTGTCACGATCACATCTGCACAGGGCGTTAACCTGATTGATGTGGCGAAGGAGCTGGTTCTGACTCCGCAGGACACCACCGACTATGTGTTGACCATCCCGAAAGCGGCAACCGCGGGCAACTTCACTATGACCTACCAGTCTGATGATGTTCGTGTGTTCTCTGTTCAGTTCAGCGCATACCCGGATGATGAAGGCGTTCTGGGCAAAATGAGCGGTCCTAAACCGGTAAAAACTGTGTCGATCTCACCGGAATCTCCAACCGTAAAAGCTGGAGAAACTGTGCAACTGACAGCCGAAATCACTCCAGCTGATGCCGCAGACAAAACCGGTGTTTGGGAATCCGAAGACCAGGAAAAGGCCACGGTAGATCAAACGGGTCTGGTACGTGGTGTGGCGCAGGGTTCTACAAATATCTCCTTCACCAGCAATAGCGGTGGTAAGAAGGCAACTAAGTCAGTAACGATTAACCCCGCAGATTAATCAGTAATTAAGCAGAGGCTCAGGATGGGCCTCTCTTTTAAAAGGATTTTAACCAATGACCAAATTACTCGATCTAGATTCCATTCTGCCTCCGAAGAAAAGCATCAAATTTGGCGGTCAGGAATATCCCATCGTTGAAATGACGGTAGGTCTGTTCGTTTCCATCAAGCAGATGGAAGGCAAAGATCTCATGAATATGTCTCCTGTTGAGCAAGTGACAGCTTATGCAGATCTGGTTCGTAAGGTTATCCCTTCAGTACCTGACGAAGTTCTTGAAAAACTGACTGTTCCGCAACTCCAGCAGATCTTCACCTTCGCTATGGAAGTGATTGATGAAGAAAACGAAAAAGCGGCTGGCGAAGGGGCAAAGTAATTTCCCGCGATGAATCCGGGACAAGGACCGTCTCAATAGATCTCGGATTCTATTTCAGTCGTGTAGTTGCTCACTACGCCGTGTCGCCATTAGAGCTACTGAACGTTCCTCTCACGATGTTCTGGATGCTCAGTCGCAATATAGACCGTCTGCGTGCGGAAGAGGATGTCCGCAACTTACAAGTCGCTCGTGCGTCCCAGGCGGATGGCGAGGCTGTGAAGGCGTTCATGGAGGGTTTGCAACTCAGGATTGGAAGACCAGTCGTAACAGATAAAGTCTACGATCCAAGCCAGGATAAGGCAGACCCTGACGCCAAAGAGCAACTGATGCAAATATTTGGCAGAGGATGACAAGGGAATGTCACAAAACGTAGAGTTTATCCTGTCGCTGGAAGACAAACAGTTTACAGCGTCAATCGATCGTGCGGGGAAACTGCTTACTCGATTTGGTGAGCAGGTAACAAAGCCTGCTCAAAAAATCCAAACCTTTGAACGCTCTTTGGGTTCGGTCGCCCGTATCATTGGCGTTCTGGAAAGCAAGCTCGATTCTACGGCAGATAAACTACAGGATGTAGCTGCCGGTTTTGAGCTTGCTTCAGATGCTACGCGTAAAATGCGTGGCAACATCACCAGCCTCAATTCTGGTCTTAAAGCCCTGATTGAGCGCGTCGATACGACAACTTCTTCAGTAGATAAACTCACCGCGTCATTACGTAAAGTGCAATCAGAGCTAAATGATTTCTCTGATTGGGCGACCTATGCAAGCAAAAGCGCAAGCCGCTTTGGTACGGAGGCCAAAGAAGCCTCTGCGTCCGTGAGTGGCATGAATACGCGCCTTAATACCACGACGAAGCGACTCAGTAATTGGGGTGTCACAACGAGTCAGGCTGCCGAGGGACTGAAAAAGGTTCGTGAGCAGATGGACGAAGTTATCGGACGTCAGCAACTGATTAGCAAGCCGGTACGCGTTCGTACATCTGGAAGTGGCGATGGTGGTAGCGGGCGGCGTAGCGGCGCTTCTGGCCATAGCGGTAAAAGTAACGAAGGAGGTATATTCTCTGGCCTTCGTGGCAACATTTTCCTGCTTGGCGAGATCGGAGATGCAGCCAGAACGGTTACTGACATCATGTTTGGGTGGCAGAAGCCTATTGTTGAAGCTGCGGCCGAAATGGAACGTATGCGGGTGATGCTTCGAGGGTTGAATAAGGAGAAGTCCAACCCGGGCCAGGCTGCCGCTGATGATATGAAGTACATCGTAGACATGGCGCAAAATGCGCCGTTCGCGATGCAGGCGTTAACAGATTCCTTCGTGAAGTTTCGTTCTGCTGGCTTAGATCCAACCGATGGTTCTCTGAAGGCGCTGGTGGACTCCGTTGCTCGTTTTGGTGGTGATAGTGAGCTGTTGAAACGTGCGGCTGTGGCCGTTCAGCAGATGTCCGGTAAGGGCGTTGTGTCAATGGAAGAGCTACGTCAGCAATTAGGTGAAGCCGTTCCTAACGCGATGCAGGCAATGGCAGACGCCGCAGGCATCACTATGGGGGAACTGACTAAAGCCGTTGCCAGCGGTACGGTTGAGGCAAAACAGGCGTTGTCTCTGATGTTTGTTGGTCTGCGTGCGGAGAATGAGAACGCAGCGAAAGACATGATGCAAACCTACACAGGTGCGCTGGCGCAACTTCAGACGTCATTCACGTTATTTGCTGATCGGGTTGGTCAGGCCGGATATCTGGATTCTCTATCGAAGGGGATGAAAGAACTGGCTTCAATCATGAATAGCGCCGAAGGGATTTCGTTTGCCAATTCTTTAGGCTCGGGGTTAACGACGGCAATCGATGGGTTGCGTCAGCTTGCTCAATGGTTAGCAAAGAACCAAGAGCTGGTAATTAATCTCGGTAAGGTCGTGGCCGCGATGGTTGCGTTCAAACTGATGCGAGCAGGGATCATGGGGGTAGTTGGCGCAGGCAGCCAGATGGTTAGCACCTTTGCCACGATGGCGACCGCCATACAGACTCCATTTAACCTCGGCGCTACAGCAGTAACCCGATTCAATCGTGCGGCACGTATGGGGCTGGCTCCGATCCCCTCTCTTATTTTCGCCATCCGTGGGGCGATTACGGGGCTTAAAGGCGCTTTTGCTGGATTAACGGCGTTCATTGCAGCAAACCCTATAGGGGCAGCATTTACAGTTGCCACTGTAGCTGTTGCTGGCCTAATCACGTACATGACCATGCTCCGCAGCGAAACTTCAAAGGTCGTTGACGAGATTAGGAAAATACCAGAGGCGATGACGGCGGCCAAACGTGCACAAATGGCCGACCGCGCAGAAAAGCTCGAAAAGCAGATTCTTGCTGATCAACGAGCATTAAAAACTGGTGAGGGTGTTAATTACGTATCTAACTCTGCCGGTGTTATTACTCACAAAGAGTCGAAGGCTGACATCGAAGCACGCCTGAAAAAAAATCAGGAAGAGTATCAAAAGATAACCGGCACGATAGCTCTTGGTGACGGCGCTGTAGCAAAGCGTTTGGCTAAAGAGGCTGCCGAATCTCAGATTGAGAAAATTCGAGCGGAAAACCAGATTTTCGCGGCAACATTCGTGAAAGCCCGGCAGGAGGCTCTGGATAAGATCCAGAAAATCAATGATGACGGTTCACTTTCAGATGACGAAAAGAACAAGCTATTGGCACCGTTACGTGAAACGGTAAACAAAAGCTATCTGGAGCCTGCGCAAAAACTGGTTGATTCACTTTCTTCTCGTAAGAATGCGACCGAGAAGCAAATCGCGACTCTTAATGATCAGCTTGAAAAAGCCAAAAAGGATGGCAATACCGAGCAAATCCAGAAACTGCAAGGCAGTATTCGTGGTTATCAGGAGCATTTGGAAGCCGTTGCTCAGGAACTTACTCAGGCAGAGTTCGAGAGAGATAACGCGGCCAAAACTGGTAAGGGCGTAATGTCAAACCAGGGGACTGTTCTTGGGTTAGGTACAACTGATAAAGCTGCTCAGAAGGCGTTGGCGCAATATATGCGAAACCAGATGGATTCTGCGACTTATCAGCGTACTTTGCCTGACGGCACTCCGATGATGGACTTCGAAGGTAAGCCGATTATTGGGCCTAAACAACTCAAGACGCAGCTTAATTTGCAGAAAGCATCCAGTGCCAGCTCTCTGGAGAAAATGAGCGATGAAGAGCGTGCCGCAGCCATTGCCGCACTTACTAAAGCTCGTGAACAGGATGCAGCAGCTGCCGAGAAAGCAGCCCAACGATCAGCTAACGCCTCGCAGCGTGCGGCCAAGAAGGAACAGGCAGCGCAACAGAAACTGGCAGCCGGATACCAGAAGGCTCTGGACAAAGCCGATCAGCTTATGGGGCAAATGGGTGAAAGCTCTAAGGCTACGGTATCGTTTGATCAGTCTCTTCGCGATACAACGAAATCGCTGACAGATTTGGCTAATGCGGTTCCTAACGAGTTCATCACTCAAGAGATGATCGACAAGGCGAAAAAACGTCTTGAAGACCTCAAAAATGCGACACCTGAATATCGTGAGATGTTTAATCGCCGCAATGTTGAGCAGATGATCTCCACTTGGGCACCGGAGGCGGATTCCATTATTAGTGCTGGCTATACGCCGTCTCGCGAAGAGAAAGTTGCTGATTTCGAAGACACCTACAACCGCAATCTCAAAGCGTTGATAGAACTTCGTGATAAGGCGTCTGATCCTAAAGTTGTGGCGCTTTATACAAAGAAAATCAATCAACTGATTGCTGCTGGCAATACCGCGCTTATTAAAGAGACGGGGACTGCGACGCAGAAGTTGGCACTGGAATACGAAAATCTGGCAGAGCAGATCGAAAGCACCTGGACTGATTTGTTTAGTGGCTTAACTGATGTCCTGACTGATTTCGTTATTAACGGGAAGATGAGCTTCTCCAGCCTATCTCAGTCCATTTTGAAAGATATCACCAATATGGTCGTGAAGTCGCAGATCACGCTGCCTCTAATGAACATGTTGGGAATGGGAACCACCGCAGCTGGTAGTTCACAGAGTGGTAATTTGCTCACCGGGGTTGCTTCCGCAGTTGCCAATCAAGGTGTGCGCATAAGCAACACTGTTAATGGCGACAAGTCGGTAGGAGAAGCCACGAAGGAGACGTCCAGTTCGGTAACTGGATTGGGGCAAACGACACAGCAGACCACCAGCGCAATTGGCACAGCAACAAATGCGATTGGTAGCTGGGTATCAGGGCTATTTAATAGCACCGAAGCCAAAGATGCTGAGACAAAAGCAGTGAAGGACTCCATCTTCTCGATGCAGAACCTCAGCTCTGTTACCGGCGCTCTGTCTGCCGCGTTTGCAATGCTTGGAGCTAATGCTTCCGGCTCTGGTAATAAGTGGTTGAATTTCGGCGCGACAGTTGCATCTGGTTTGGTTTCAGTATGGGCTGGCGGTGGTTTCGACAGCGTGACATCAAGCTCTGCTAAAACCGCAACCAGCAGTGTGGCTGACGGAACTAAAGGCATTCCTGCAATCCCGAAGTTTGCAAATGGCGGAATATTCGGAAAAGACGGCGTGATCCCGCTCCGGGCATACCAGAAAGGCGGTATTGCTAACTCACCTCAATTAGCGTTGTTTGGGGAAGGTTCTATGAATGAGGCGTATGTTCCATTGCCTGATGGTCGAACAATCCCTGTAACGCTCAGTACCGATGGTATGAGTGGAGGAGGAAATGTTCTTTCTCCTGTATCAATTGAGATCAACGTCCATAGTGACGGTAGCACAACTGAATCCGGCGATACAGAAAGCATATGGAACAATGCCGCTCAACGGATGAAAGCAATCGCGCTTGAGACTATCGCTCAAGAGAAACGCCCTGGCGGATCACTCAACCCAAACACTCAACGTAACTAACTATCGACTGCCCCGACCGGGGCAGTCTCACAAGGATGTGAGATGGAAAGACAAACGTTTAATTGGTATCCAGATTACGAATCTGAAAAAAGCGTAAAACCGAATGTAACGGTACTTAATTTTGGTGATGACTACGAGCAGCGACAGGCTCAAGGTCTTAATCGTATTAAAGAAGAATGGTCGTTAACCTTTACCAGATCATACAACGAAATTAATGCAATCGATGACTTCCTGACTGAGCGAGCAGGCGTTGAGTCGTTCTATTGGGTTAATCCAAGAGGAAAACGGATTGTAGTTGTATGTGACAGTCATACGGTCAAGCGATATCAGGGGTACTGTGTCTTAACTGCTACATTCAGACAAGTATTTGAGGCTTAAGTATCTGGATAAGTAAGTACTAATTTACTATCATTGTGGCGCTGACAGGATGTTAGCGCTACTTATTTCAAGGATGAAACAATGGGAATTAAAGCTGATATTCAGAGCTTATCTCCCTCTGCACTCATTGAGTTGTTCGTACTGGATATGTCGAACACAACTTCAGGGGGGAAGTTATTCTTCCACGCCGGAACAAACGAACTGATGCAACCGGTCGTCTGGCAAGGAGTGACATACGAGCCGTGGCCAATCAAAGCATCAGGCTTTGACAAAACTGGCCAGGGAACGTTGCCACGTCCAAAAATTCAGGTATCGAACTTTGCCGGAACCGTCTCTGCGGAAGTTCAGGCGAACGACGATCTTGTTGGCTGCCGCATTATTCGCAAGATGACGCTGGCTCGCTTCCTCGATGCCGTTAATTTTAAAGACGGCAACCCAACAGCAGATCCAAACCAACATTTCCCGGATGAAATGTGGTTTATCGAACAGAAAACTCTCGAAACTCATCAGGTTGTCGAGTTTGAATTGTCCAGTGTGTTCGATTTGATGGGGGTGCAACTGCCGTATCGTCAGATCATTAAAAACACCTGCCCGTGGAAATACCGAGGGCCAGAATGCGGCTATACCGGTCCATATTTCGACAAAAATAACCAGCAGACGTCTATGTCTGGTGCTGATTACTGCACAAAACGTTATGACGCCTGTAATGCGCGTCGGAATTATTTTGCCAACGGAGTGATCCATTTTGGCGGGTTTATTGGAGCTACGCGATATGGGTAATAAAGCAATCCCTGAGCTTGGCTCTGATGTTATGCAGCAAATCTATCTCTGCGCCATAAATCGCTACCCTAATGAAGCGTGTGGCTTTCTGGTGAGAACTAATGGCGACAAATATCGCTTTATGGAAGCGCGAAATGTTTCGGAGAACCCGCAGAACACTTTTGTAATGCACGTTGACGACATTATGGCGGCAGAGGATGCAGGTGACGTAATCGCAATCTGGCATTCACATACTGATGAATCAGCAGAAGCATCTGATGCCGATCGTGCAGGCTGTGAAGCGACGGAAGTTCCGTGGATGATTCTGGCTATTCGCAAGAATGTTGAGGGAGATGCCCCTTTCCATTTTAGCGAGATGAATGTGATCACACCTGATGGTTTCGAAATGCCATACCTGGGTAGACCGTATGTATTTGGCGTATTCGATTGCTGGATGTTGTGTCGGGACTATTTGAAGCGTGAGTTTAACGTCGAGCTTAACCCGAACGCACACCTGCATATTCCATCGTGGTACACCGGCGATAACGACATTCTCGACCAGAACTACCGAAACGAGGGATTGGTACGGCTTGCACCTGGAACAGAGCCTCAACGTGGGGACGTCTTCTTTATTCAATACGGGAAAATGCCAGATCACTGCGCGGTTTATATCGGCGATGGAATGATTCTTCATCACCAGATCGACCGTCTTAGTTGTCGTGCTTATTACGGCGGAATGTATCAGAAACATACGACGCATCACTTGCGTCACAGAGACTTGCTCAAGGGAGATGAGACGTGTCTGAGTTAGTTCATGTGCAGCTTGGCGGCCCTATGGCCAAACATTTTGGCCGCCACTGGCATCTAAAGGTGCGCAATACAAAACAGGCTCTGGATTTAATTGAGGCCAACAAGCCTGGGTTTAAAGCATGGATGAAGCGCAATATCAAAACCTATGACCGTTACCACATCCAGATCACCAATAAACAGGGCCACAAGTGGTCTGTTGACGAAAGTGAATATCAGATGATGGGGCAGTCTGACAACATTGCCAAAATCCGCATTACACCTGTTCCGCGAGGAAGCGGTGGATCTGCTTTTGGGTGGTTTCAGACGGTAGTAGGGGCCGCTTTGTTGGTTGTATCGGCGGTAGTGATGCCTGCTTTAGCACCTCTCGGTTTGTCACTGATGATGGGCGGCATATCACAAATCATATCGCCGCAAGCCACTAACGAAAGTGTGAGACAGGCAGATAACTCGAACTCTTATTATTTCGACGGCCCTCAAAATACAGAAAACCAGGGCAACCCAGTACAACTTATCTATGGCGAGGAAATTCTGGTTGGCTCACAGGTTGTGAGTTCTTCAATCACGATTGACCAGCTAATGTAAACAAGGATTTTTTGAACATGGAACAGTTCAAGAAGAAAAAGCTACCGCTGTTTATTGCCGGTGCGGGTGGTAAAAAAAGCAGCAAAAGCTCCAGCCGTACACCGGTTGAAGCCGACGATACCGTAAATTCTCGTGCAATGGCCGCTATCCTCGATCTTCTTGGGGAAGGGGTAATTGGCGGCTTAGTAAATGGCGCAAGATCTATTTTTATCGACGATCTGCCGATTGTAAATGAAGACGGTTCCTCCAACTTCAGCGGAATCACATGGGATTTTCGCGACGGTTCACAAGACCAGACTCCAATGTCTGGCTTTGATTTCGTTGAAACGCCTAAATCCGTCAATATCCAGTTAAAAAAAACACATTATGTAACGGTTTCAATCGATAACGATGAAGCTGATCGGGTTCGTGTCATCATGAAGTTTCCTTCTTTGCGAAGCATAGATAAAAAAACTGGTGACACGAACGGTACGACTGTTGAGTACAAGTTCCAGATAGCAAATGGCGACTCAACATTTGTAGATGTGGTCGCTGAAGGTGAAAAAAGCGTTGGCATTAAGCTAACAGCAAAGAAGACCGGCGTTTATTACCGTAGCTATGAGCTGAAGCTGCCTAAGCCTGGACGAGCATACAAGGTTCGTGTGGTCCGTATTACCGATGATAACAGTAGCCAGTATCTCTATAACGATACATGGGTGGATTCAATCGGGGAAATTGTCGATACACCGATGAACTATCCAAACTCTGTTTTGGTTGGATTGAAGGTAAACTCTGAGCAATTCGGCAGCACCATGCCATCTCGCTCTTATCTGGTGCGTGGCCTAAAAATTCGAGTACCTTCAAACTATAACGAGTCCAGTAACACTTACGCTGGGGTATGGGATGGCACTTTTAAGCTGTTGTCTTCTTCGAACCCCGCGTGGATTCTCTTTGATTTGCTGACCAATGCTCGATATGGCCTTGGTCAGTATGTGTCGGAATCTATGATTGACCTTGGCCAGTTGTACCAGATTGGTCGATATTGTGACGAAGAGGTCGATGATGGCTTTGGTGGCAAAGAGAAACGCTTTGCAATCAATACGCAGATCACCAGTCGACAGGACGCATACCGGCTAATTCAGGATATTGCCGGAGCATTCCGCGGCATGGTGTTTTGGGCTGGTGGGATGGTTAACATCATGCAGGATAGCCCATCAGATCCGGTAATGATGTTTACCAACTCTAACGTCAAAGATGGATTGTTTACCTATAAAGGTTCTGCGCGTAAAGATCGCCCATCCGTTGCGCTCGTAACCTACAACAACAAGGAGGACGGTTATAAGCAAAACATCGAGTACGTCGAAGATCAGGACGCAATGCGCCGTTATGGTGAGCGTAAAACAGAAGTCGTAGCATTTGGCTGTACAAGCCGAGGGCAGGCTCACCGAGTTGGTTTGTGGCTTTTATATACCGCCAGAATGGAGTCGGATGTAATTACATTTACTGCCGGCTTAGACGCGTCATTTCTGATGCCTGGTGAAACCGTTCTGATTCAGAACAAATATCGCGCAGGCAAACGTAACTCAGGTCGAATTGTGGCGTTTACCAAAAACAGCGTCACACTCGATGCGCCTGTGTCGTTAGCCAAAGGCGGCTGCTTTATTCGAATACTGAATCAGGAAGGCAAAATCGTTGAACGCGATGTTCTTGAAACTGGCGAAAATATAACAAAAGTTACGTTTTCAAAAGCCCTGTCTTCGGCTGAAACGCCTGTTTTGAACGGCGTCTGGACTATTACAGAACCAGACCTCGAACCTATGCGCGTTCGCATCGTTAACATCGCGCAGGGGGAAACGCCGGGTAGCTTTGACATCACCGCTGTTGAGAACAATCCGTCTAAATATGAGGCAATCGACAATGGTGCAACGCTGATCCCGCAGAATACGACGGTATTGGACCCAACTTACTCCAAGCCATCTAATCTGCAAATCACTGAAGGGACTTATCTCTCAAGCCCGGGCAACCTGTCAGTAAAACTGACTGCAACATGGGAAGGGAAATCTCCAGAGTATTGGATCAGTTGGCGACGTTCTGATGAAAACAATGTATCGAACTGGCAATCGGCGCGTGTAACCGAAGAGCAATACGAAATCGTTAATGTCGCGGAGAATGGACGCTACGACTTCCAGCTGTATGCGGTTTCATTCAACGGTAAAAAAACAGAGATTATCAGTACCGTTTATCAGGTGTTGGGCACAATGACACCGCCGGATGCCCCAACGTCATTAACGGCCGTTGGAGACTATCGTAATGTGATACTGAATTGGGTTAATCCAGATTCGGTAGACCTTGATCACATTAATGTTTACGCATCCCAGACCAACAATCTGGATACGGCGAAACTGATCGCAGAGTCTGCAAGCACCACCTTTACACATGCTGGTCTTGGGGATAGCGAAACGTGGTATTACTGGGTTCGAGCATCGAACAAGCGAGGTATGTTAAGTCCTCCGAACTCAAACTTGGGTACAGAGGCGACAACTCGCGATGTACTGTCGTTCCTGACTGGCAAAATTACATCTTCCGAGCTTGGTCAGGCTCTGCTTGAGGACATCAACAGCAAAGCCTCTCAAGAAGCAGTTGACGAGTTAAATGAGCATATCAACCAGAGCGTCGAATCTTTGGAGGGGGCGGTAAACGACGTTAAGGAAGATATAGCTGAATTAGATAAGCAGTTCAGCGATAACCTCGCGGATTTTGAAATAAAATTCAACGAGCGTAGCGATGCTTTGGAGAACGCACAAACCGAGCTTAAAGGTGAGGTTTCGGCAACGATCGACAAGGTCAATGAAGCGTTTGAAAAAATTGATGCTACTGATGCTGCAATTGTTGAAATCGAAAACACCGTATCTGAACACGATAAAGCTCTCGCTAATACAGTCGAGGCAATAAAGGCTGCAAGAGATGAAGCGGCGGCTCTTATTGCTAAGGAAAGCGAGGCTCGTGTTGAAGGCGATGCTGCAAACGCTAAACAACTGGAAGTGTTGCAGTCAACGGTAGAGGAAAGCTCCGCTGCCGTTGAAGAAATGAAAAAGACGGTTGCAGAGGTCGATCGTGCCAGTGCAGAACTGACTACGAACATTGAGGCGTTAGCCAAAACAAATATTGACCTGGCTCTTCGTCAAGATGAAGACCAGCACAAGCAGATGGTCAATAACGCGAAGATCGCAACAACACAGAAAACCTTTGCTGATGATATGTCTGCAATGGCCACGAAGGTTGAGGAAATTCGCGTAGAAATTGGCGAAGACATTAAGGCCAGTATTCTGGAAGAGTCCACCGCTCGTGCCGATGGCGATGAAGCGTTGGCAAAGCGTGTCACTCAGCTGCAATCTAAGTTTGAAGGAGATATCAGCGCGGCGATTAGTACAGAGCAGGAGGCTCGTACATCTGCCGATGAAGCTCTGACGACACAGATCACTCAGCTTGAGTCGAAAGTAAGCAACGATATCGTCGCAGCCATTAAGGAAGAGCAAGAAGCCCGAGCAACGGAAGATTCGGCTCTGGCAAGCCAGATCACCCAACTTCAGGCAAAGGTTGATGATGATATTTCTGCTGCAATACGTAGTGAGCAGGAGGCCCGAGCAAGCGGGGACTCTGCGTTAGCCAAACAAATAAACCAGCTTCAGTCAAAGGTTGACGGTGATATATCCGCGGCCATCACTCAGGAGCAGGAGGCCAGAGCAAGTGCTGACCAGGCGCTCTCACGAGAAATTAACAGCCTGCGAGCACAAACCGGAACTGATATTGCCGCAGCGGTTGCTGTAGAGACAAAAGCAAGGACTGATGCCGATAGTGCATTGTCTACCCAGATTACGTCTCTTACAGCAAAAGCTAATGATCTCGAGGCGTCTCTTGCCAGAGAAACAACGGCTCGTGCAGATGGTGATACCGCTTTAACAAAAGAGGTTTCAAGTTTAAAAGCACAGACAGCGAAAGATATTAGTGCGGCCGTTGCAGTTGAAACGCAGGCTCGAACTGATGCTGACTCGGCGTTGTCGTCTCAGATCACCAAGCTGACCTCTCAATACAAAGAGGATATTAAAGCGGCTGTAGCAACCGAAACGAAAACGCGTACAGAGCAAGATGCTGCATTGGCGACTCAAATCACAAACTTAGAGTCTCAAACAGCAGCCAACATTTCTGCGGCGGTCACAACTGAAACGACAGCGAGAACGCAGGCAGATAATGCTCTGAGTGGGCGAATCGATACTCTGAAAGCAGAGGTGGATGGAAATACCGCGACAATTCAACAGCAGGCAACAGCTATTGCTGATACCAACAAAAAAGTATCAACCGCGTGGACGTTGAAAATGGAGACTTCAACGAGCGGAGGGCAGAAGTATGTTGCCGGTATTGCGCTTGGTATTGACACCACTGGGCTATCTCAGTTTTTGGTTCAGGCGGACAGGTTTGGTTTGGTCAACTCTGTTAACGGGAAGATCACAACGCCATTTGTTATCGAAAACAGTATCGCCTATATGAATGGAGCGTATATCAAGGATGGCACAATCACCAATGCAAAAGTAGGCGATCTGCAATCTACCAATTTTGTTAGCGGTAGATCTGGATGGCGGTTCGGCAAAAATGGAACGCTTGAGATCAACGGTAATAGCGGCGGCAATGGGAGATTGGTTATAAATGGTCAGCGGATTGACGTTTATGACGATAACAACGTCCTACGAGTAAGAATTGGCCGTCTGTGATGGTGGAAAAAAAATTTTATATCGGTAAAAATAGGTAAGTATTTACTTAATGGCGGGCAAGGATAACCCGCCAAATCAAGGAGCATATTCAACATGTGGTACAGGGAAGGTACTATCACATTTACACAGGGTAGCAATACTCTGGTTGGGGCAGGGACAGCCTGGAACGTAACAGCTAATGGTGTGTTGCCGGGGATGATCGTCATTGGCCCCGACAATAAGCTGTATGAGATCAAGCGCGTAATAAGCGATACGAATATTGTTCTCTCAGAACCTTATACCGGCGAAACTCAGTCTGAGGTTCCGTGCCGAATCATTACGACCTATGAAGGCGACTTAACACAGTTTAGCGCGCGCTTTACAGCACTAATGTCGCGTATGTCGGCTGATTCCAAGTCTATGCGCAGTTGGTTGACTGCTCTGGATGAGGTGACAATCGAGCGTGAAGACGGTACAGAAGTAACCGTTAAGCCGCTAATGCAGATCGTCAACGAGCACAACGAAAACGTTGAGTGGTATAAAAATAACACTGACGCGATTGATGCTGCTGGCGACAAAGCTCGTGAGGCAGCGGCCAGTGCTGCCGCAGCAGCAGAAAGCGCCAATACCGCTGGAGAAAAAGCCTCTCAAGCGTCTCAAAGTGCATCCGCTGCGGCATCCTCACAAAGTGCCGCAAGTGCGAGTGCAACTGCTGCGAAAAAATCTGAAACGAATGCCGCAGCGTCACAACAATCAGCAGCCACTTCTGCATCCACCGCGACCACGAAAGCGTCAGAAGCTGCCACCTCAGCCCGGGATGCGGCGGCCTCAAAAGAGGCAGCGAAATCATCAGAAACGAACGCATCCTTGAGCGCCAGTAGTGCAGCCTCCTCGGCAACAGCGGCAGGCAATTCCGCGAAGGCGGCAAAAACGTCCGAGACGAACGCTAAGTCTTCTGAGACGGCAGCAGCACAGAGTGCCTCAGCTGCGGCAGGCTCAAAAACAGCGGCTGCGTCGTCTGCCAGTGCCGCGTCAACAAGTGCCGGGCAGGCCTCAGCCAGTGCCACCGCCGCCGGAAAATCGGCAGAAAGTGCCGCATCGTCTGCTTCAACAGCCACAACGAAGGCTGGCGAAGCCACTGAACAGGCTAGCGCAGCAGCGAGGTCTGCTTCCGCAGCGAAGACATCCGAAACGAACGCGAAAGCGTCGGAAACCAGCGCAGAATCCTCAAAAACGGCTGCCGCATCGTCCGCCAGTTCGGCGGCGTCATCGGCATCATCTGCGTCTGCTTCAAAAGATGAGGCGACCAGACAGGCGTCAGCAGCGAAGGGCAGTGCCACGACGGCATCCACGAAAGCAACAGAGGCGGCAGGCAGTGCGACGGCAGCATCTCAGAGCAAAACTGCTGCTGAATCCGCTGCGACCCGTGCGGAAGCTGCTGCTGATCGTGCTGAAGAGATTGCCGGTGCAGTTGCGATGGAAGACGCAAGCCTTACAACTAAAGGTGTTGTGAAACTTAGCAGTGCTGTCGACAGCACCAGTGAATCGCTGGCCGCAACGCCAAAAGCAGTTAAAGCAGCCAATGACAATGCGAATAGCAGGGTGCCATCTAACCGAAAAGTTAACGGTAAAGCACTGACTGCGGATATCACATTAACGCCGAAAGATATTGGTACTTTAAATTCAGTAACGATGTCTTTCTCTGGCGGGGCAGGGTGGTTCAAACTGGCTACGGTTACCATGCCACAAGCGAGTTCCATCGTTTACATCGCATTGATTGGTGGCGCTGGTTACAACGTCGGCTCCCCACATCAGGCAGGCATTTCAGAACTGGTTCTACGAGCAGGCAATGGAAACCCCAAAGGGATTACAGGTGCTTTGTGGAAGCGTACAGCTGTCGGATTAACGAATTTCGCCTGGATCAACACATCCGGCGATACATATGATATTTACGTTGAGATTGGCAATTATGCGACTCGTGTAAATATCCATTGGGATTGTACTGCAAATGCGACAGTTTCTATTTATACCTCGCCAACATATTCAGCGAGTAAGCCTTCCAGCGTTACCGATGGTGTTGTTTATACGATGTATAGCTCACATCAGAAACCTACACCATCAGATATTGGAGCACTGCCAACAACCGGAGGAACAGTTTCAGGTCCGTTGTCTGTTACAGGTGGATTAACTGGTTCATTGAATGGTAATGCAAGTACAGCCACGAAATTGCAGACGGCAAGATCTATCGGTGGAGTTGTTTTCGACGGTTCTGCAAATATTAACCTTCCAGGTGTAAACACTACGGGTAATCAGAACACCACTGGTAATGCTGCAACTGCTACAAAACTTCAGACGGCAAGAACTATCGGCGGCGTGAGCTTTGATGGTACTGCGAATATTAATTTGCCAGGTGTTAATACGACTGGTAATCAGAATACAACGGGCAACGCGGCTACTGCTACGAAGTTGCAGACTGCGCGTACTATCAATGGGGTGTCGTTTGACGGCTCGGCAAATATTTCCTTGTCGCCAGCAAATATAGGTTGCCCGGCATCTCCTACTGGTTGGTTAACTACAGGAAGTAATGGCGGAGCAATAACAACAGCACAGTTAGTGACGTTATTGCAAAATAATGGAGCATTTAACACAAAGTCATGGATTGCTCGATGTGCGTGGGCCTATGCCAATAGTGCAACCATACCAAATAGTGAAACTGGTTGTGGCGTTATTCCATTAGCAGGAGCTGTTATAGAGGTATTTAATAACGGTAGTAGCTCAAACAATTATACGATCCGTATAACAACGGCCACAACGGCGAGTGTCTCTGGTGCTCTCACTAATGCGGAGTTTATCTATGTATTTAACGGGACGAGCTATTCACCAGGATGGCGCAGAGCGTATAACACTAAAAACAAGCCTACTGCGGCTGATGTCGGAGCTTTACCACTATCTGGAGGAGCGTTAACTGGCGGATTAACGTCTTCTGGTGAGATCGTTTCAAAATATGCAAATGGTTTCCGCATTGCTTACGGTAGCTTTGGGTTCTTTATCCGTAATGATGGATCGAACACATATTTCATGCTAACAGCATCAGGAGACACATTAGGTTCATGGAACGGTTTGCGACCTATTACAATTAATAATACCAGCGGTGCTGTGTCCATTGGTAATGGACTAAATGTTACTGGTGGCGTAAATGGTAGTTTGAACGGTAATGCTTCAACAGCTACGAAGTTGCAAACTGCTAGAAAAATAAGCGGCGTGTCTTTTGATGGTTCTGCTGATATAACACTAACAGCTGCAAATGTATCTGCTTTTGCTCGACGCGCTACTGGAACTTATGCCGATGCTAGTGGTGCGGTCCCGTGGAATGCCGAATCAGGTGCGTATAATGTTACACGCTCCGGGGATTCTTATATCGTTGCAAATTTTTATATAGGCGTAGGTAGTTGTCGGACTCTCCAAATCCGAGCGCATTATAAAAATGGTGGATTGTATTACCGTTCATCACGTGATGGCTATGGGTTCGAAGAGGACTGGACTCAGATATATACTAAAAAAGACAGCATTCCAGGTGTGAATGCAGATGGGAACCAGAACACTACTGGTAATGCCGCAACCGCCACAAAATTGCAGACAGCAAGGAAAATTGCTGGTGTGGCGTTTGATGGCTCTGCCGATATAACTTTGACTGCGGCTAACCTTAATGCTTACACGAAAACAGAGGTAACAAACCTTCTAAGTTCCTATGTGAAGAGCAGTGCTCTTCCAAGTATGACTGTGCGAACTTCCTCTGTTTCAGGTGGGGATATGGGCATGAGCTTGTCCGCATTCATTAGCCACCTAAAATCAAATGGGGCGTTTAGCAAAAGTTATTGGATTGGCTTTGGCGATGCTATGGGATTCAATGCTGGCAGTATCAACAATATAACGGGATTTGGTGCTGTAGAATTAGCAGAATCTATAATCGAAGTTTTTAATCTACCTAACGGTGATTATACAATTCGTTTAACGACGTCACACAAAGCTGACTATGGTGGGATTACAAACGCAATCCTCGTTTATCACTACCGTAGTAATAGAAGTCCGTCAGGTCAATGGCTGAAATTTGCAGGTACTGTTGGGGCAACAAGTAACTGATTTAGACATTATTTATATGGCTGTGTGGTTTAAAAATGCGATTTCACAGCCGCAATCATAGGGATATATTAGTGAGTTACTAGATGCGAATATGAACAACCGTTAAACGGTATATGTATAGGTAGGTAAGTATATACCTACAATTAAAAGGAGAAGTGTGATATAAATCCGCCATCCCGATTTGACTTTTCACGGAGGAAAACATGTCGAACGAGATGGCGGGCGTTACAACAGAGCAAGTTGAGCGTATTGCCGCGATCGTTGCTCGGGAGGTTGTTGGCAAATTAGGCAAAGAGCTACGTGAAGAAATTGGCCAGGAGGTCAATGATCAGCTGAAAACCTACTTTGGTGATATGACCCCGGCGCAACATAGTATTCAACACTCCAACCTGGACAAGCTCCTTAACCGGTTAGATTCCATCTCCAGTGGGTTCTTTGGCGGCATTGTTTCTAAAATAACGTCGTTCATTATTACTGCACTGCTTTTGGGGTTAGCCGCGTATGGCGTAAAAAATGGACTGCAATAACAGGAGATCAAGGATGAAGACTCCGAGAGGCATTCGTAATAATAACCCCGGTAATCTTGATAAAGGATCACCGTGGAAAGGTCTGGTTGCGAATCCAGACGAACCGCGCTTTTGCACGTTTAAAGACCCTGTTTGGGGGATTCGTGCGCTGGCGGTGACTCTAATTACCTACCACGATAAACGTCGCGCAAAAGACGGCACAAGTATCGATACCATTCGTGAAGTTATTGAACGCTGGGCACCGCCGAATGAAAACAATACTGACGCCTACATTAATGAGGTGTCTAAAGCCGTTGGTGTAACCGCAGACATGATCATCGATCTGCATGATTACGACATCCTTCGACCTTTGGTTGAGGCAATCATTCGCCACGAGAATGGCCGAGGCCCGCTAAAAACGCTGAACACCTGGTATGCGGCAGAAGTTATTGAGGAAGGTCTGCGTCGAGCTGGCGTTGTTAAGCCGGTGAAAACCGTGAAGGCTGTTCCTGTAACTAAAGAAACCGCAGGCGCAACTGTTACAGCAGGTATTGGTCTGGCGCAGCTGGCCGATGTTATGCCGCAGGTTTCCGCTGCTATGGATAAAGCACAAGGTCATATCTCTAGCGGGGATACAGTACGCATCATCTTCGGTATTGCCACTATTGTTGTGGCAGGATTCATTGCCTGGTCGCAGGTAAGAAAACACCAGAAAGGGATGGTCTAATATGCTAGGCAGCCTGATGACAAAGCTAAAAGTTGCTTTGATTACGCTGGCTGCCGTTCTTTTCGTTCTTGTCGGCGCTTACACGATGGGCGGGAATGCGGCGCGACGAGCAATGGAAGAGAAGGCAAAACAGGAAGACAGAAAACGACTTCAAAACACAGTGAAAGTGGTGAATGAGACGAGCAGTAAAATACGTCAGAAAGATGCTTCTGCCGTTCATCGTGAGTTGTATGATAAGTGGGTGCGTCATTAAACCACAAACAGCCAGCGTGTTGTTCTGCGATGGGGCTGAGCCTATCTATATCAGCAATAATGATGTAATGACTGAAGAAACCGAACGCCAAATCCTTTTTCACAATACGATGGGAGAGAGGGTTTGTGGTTGGTGATGTCGAAGTTCCCCTCAAATGAGGGGAACACATTATTCTTCGAACAATTTTTCGATAGATTTTGTAGGATAGAACAAAGAACGCTCGTTGTTACCAACCAGCTGGATAAAGCCTAAACTTTTATAAAACGCCTTGGCTTTGTCATTTAACGCCTCAACGAAAAGTCCATGAATGCCTACAGCAAGAGATGCATTGTACACAACGCGCATTGCATGTGTTACAAGCATTGAGCCAAATCCTTGACCTTGAAGGGACTTGTCCAAAGCCAGCCTACCCAAAGTAACACTTGGAACATTCCGATAAGGAACCTTCTTTTGTTTGCTTCTTGAAGGTAAGGACTCCTTTTCAAAACAACTACCTGACAAAGTGTAATATCCTAACACTTTTGGCCTTTCTTCTTGAGTGCAAAGCACATAAGCACGAAGAATTTTTCCCTCATGCTGCCTTTTTAAGTGGTTGGCTAAAAAGGCGTTTAGTGACTCTTCGCCGCAATCAAAACCGTTTAGATCATAATCTTTCTCTCCAGAGAAAATCTCTATCGTTGTATTGCTCACGAGTAAACTACTCCATGCTTTTCAGACGATCAGCAGCTCGTTTCAGCTTGTCGTTCGGTGCCGGAGGATTGCTTATAGCGTCCATAACCAGATTCCAGGATTCTTCATTCAGAACTAGTCTACGGTGTTGCTCTATAACTTTCACGGCACGTTCAGATGCACTGCTAACCATAAACTGAGTAATGCTCTGGTTAGACATTGCGGCAGCTTCCTCGATGATGCTTTTATCGTCATCGGTTAATCTCAAATCGATGCGCTGCTTTTTTAGTGCTGACATGTATTCCTCCTGATGGCCGTGATGTAGGAAGGCCATCAATCTCCTCTGTTCAAACTGAGTTTTCGACTCAAAAATTACTTTAAAAGGCTATAGCCCATTACGTGTGCATTATCAAATTGTGTACGGCATATCACCGTACTTGTAATATAGAGGTCATTGTTACTTTTTTCAACAGACAAATACAAGCTATGATTGCCAATTGTTAACCACAACCTACCATTTAACCTTTACACCGTAGCCGTAGGCATTTAGGCTATATCACATATAAGAAAACAAGTTGTTTCAGACGATAATAATAGACGCAAAGGGAACTCTCCAATGACCAAGATCTTTGTGGTTGGCGGCACAAAGGGCGGGCCTGGCAAATCCACCGTTGCCCAGCAAATTGCCGTTTGCCTGAAAGTCAAAAAGAAGAAGAAGGTTTATATCACTGATATAGATATTCAGCGCACGACAACAAGCTGGTGTGAAGACCGTCGACAGAACGAAGACCTTGAGCTGATTCCTTTTGCATACGTTCAGGATGACATCATTAAGCACCTAAAATCGCTTCAGGGTAGAGCTGAGTTTGTAGTGGTAGATGCTGGTGGCTTTGACTCCGAAATTCAGCGACAAGCGATGCTGATGGCCGACGTTATCATTATCCCGCTTCGTCCTAAGCGTCGTGATTTGAAATCTCTGCGTGACATCGATCCTATTATCGACAATGTTCGTAATGTAAACGATAAAGTGAAGGTCCGCGCGGTCATGAACCAGTGCCCGGCTTTGCCATCACAAGTGTCTCGCATTCTGGCGGCTAAAGAGATTGTTGAGACGTTTGGCATCGAGTCTGCGCCAGTCAATCTATATAACCGCAACGTCTATGATGATGCGGAAGAGTCTGGTCGTTCTATCTTTGAAATGACCGGTAGCGAGCGCGACAAAAAGGCGGAAGCCGAGTTTGAAGAATTTGTAGATTATCTGTTGAGTCTGGAGGAAGAAGAATAATGTCCATGAAAATGGGTGACCTAGCAAAGCGCAAAGAGCCTGATGCACCGGCTAAGAACACAACTCCTTTGCGCCAACCAGTCAGACCACAGGGACGCCCGACTCGTGGCAAAGAGAAAATTAAAAGCCGCACAATGTCACTGGAGGACGAATACTTCGAACTGCTGGAGATGATGAAGTTCATCCCTCGCTTCGAGAAGTTCACTCGTTCTGACGTGATTCGTGCTGCTATTTTCCATCTTGCGGAGAAGACACCGCAGGAAATCGAGGACATCGTGAAACTTAACGAGGCGATCACAGCTGCCGATGTCACGATGCGTACCGATGAAATTAAACGCGAGTTGATGAAGAAAGGGTGATTATATTGGGCGTTTGTTACGCCCAATATATGAGTTGAAGGATAGACACCAATGGAATCGATAGAAGTATTTTTAAAAAATTTTTTGGACTCAGATCATCGGGTTGCTGTCATAAAAGGAAATTGGGGAGTAGGTAAAACGCATTATTGGAATAGCTTTTATACTAAACATTCTAAAAAATTAGATTTTAATGCATATTCATATGTTTCTTTGTTTGGAATAAATTCTATTGGAGACATTAAAAAAGCTCTTTATCATTGTGCCACACCAATTAATGAAAAGAAATATAAAGAACTGATTTTATCTGAAACGGATCGAACTATGATTCGTTATAGAAATGGGTTTTGGGGATGGTTGAAATACAACTCCTTGTCAAAATTTTTAATACATTTTGGAAAGAACGATTTTTTTGGGTTCAAAACTGATAATCTGCTGTCATCTCTTGAGTATAAATTTGTTAATAATTATTTGGTTTGCATTGATGATATTGAACGAAAAGGTAGTGCGCTAGAAATTAAAGAGATTATGGGGGTAATTGATGAGTTGGCAAGAAGAAAAAATTGCAAGGTTGTTCTAATATTAAATGAAGATAACTTACATGAAGAAACTGCACAACAACAGTTTTTAGAGTATAGAGAAAAAATAATTGATGTGGAAATAAAATACGATCCCACGCCTGAGAAAAACTTAAGAAAAGTTTTTTATGAGACTGACCCTGATTTTCTTTTGTTAAAAAACCTAGCAAATGATTTAAACATCAAAAACATTAGAATATTAAATAAAATAAAATCATCTCTAGTTATATTTAGAGATGTGCTAAAGTTAGCAGAGGATAAGGTTAGAGAAAGTTTTATTAATAGATTGGTCTTATTTTCAGTGGTTTACTATTTTGGTGTTCCTAGCGTTGATTATGCTTCATTTAAGGAGTCAATCAAAAATATACATGCATTCGACTATATGTTAGATGATAAAGATGAAAAGGAAGAAGTTAACTCTGTATATTCATTTGTTAATAGCCTTGATATTATTTATGAACGAGCAGAAAGTGCTTTCGATGATGATATAGATTTTTACCTTAAGAACGGTTATGTGTCTTCTGAAAGCAATATTCTAAATATAATAAAAGAAAAAAATGAACAATATAGAGATAATAGGGTTTTATGTGAGGTTTATAAAATTTGGGATGTTTTTAGAAACTCTTTTAAAGATAATGAATCAGAGTTTATTTTTCAAATTGAGCGCGTAATTAACGATAGTCTGTTGCGTATACCAATTGGACAGTTCGTAGGTTTAATAAATGTCCTAATCAAATTGGATAGAGATTGTAATAATATTATAGAGGCATATGCAGATGCTTTTGTTAATAAAGACAATGCGTATGCTACATTTAATTCTTTGCGAGTAGAGATCTTCGGAAATGAAGAATTAGGTTTCAGAATTGAAAAAAAATTGAAAGATAGAAATCCAGATGACTATAACTTAGATAAAATTATAAAAAAAATAGCTGGTGGAAGATTTAACCATAGTGATGTGAATATTCTTAACAGTTTTTCTAAAGATGATTACGTAAACTGGATATTATCCTGTGATCAGGATGCTTTGAATTTAGTAGAAGAGACTATGCTCAAGTTCAAGGGTATGCAACACCCGACAGACGAACAGAAGAGCATCACTGATAAAGCAATAGAAGCTTTGGAGGAAGTTGCTTCAAAATCAACACTTAATAAGCTGCGTGTTAATAAAATACTCAATCATTAATAGATTATGACCTGCTTCCGTATGTATTTAATAAGTTACTTATTATTTGTATATACAGAAGCAGGTCTTTTAAAGACACCCACCAGAACAAGTCCCTTCCGTTTCCACTTCCAAAAACTGCCACCAGTCGCTATCATCCGCTCATTGTGATAAGTAAGTAACTACCTACCAGGTGAGCCACATGAGCCAAATCTTTTTCGATACCATCGACAACGACCAGTACGACTTCATGACAGAGTGGAATACCGCTGTTATGGACAAGTGGGTTGCTGAAAACATTGGTTTGTCGCGCTGCAAAGACGAGGCTGAACTGTTTGAGACGAAGTGGTTTGATTACCGCGATATGCATCCTCTCATGGCCACCTGTCTGTTTACGGAGGCATACAAACGTCAGTACTCAAATATCATGCTGACGCACGGTCGTGAACACTTTGAAACAGCTCCGTTCACCACCGGGTTAAAACGCTTGCCTTATCAGGAGTTGTCGACTGCTAATAAAACGTCGCTATGGAAAGCACGCCAGTTTGCGGATCGCTATTGCTGCTCATACGACTACTTTATCTCCACTGTTCTTTCCGCAGCTGCACGACGTCTGTGGGACAAGCTGCCTCGCCCACAGCATTTGTGGCAGCCAGAACTGATTGAGATATTTGAAGAGAAATTAGCCAGACGCGCAACAACCCGTCTGGATGACTCTCTGGTTAGCTTTAAGCATATGGGAGACATGCAGTTCAACCCGATTCAGGAAAGCTATTTTGAGTGGATTCTGGAGCGTTTGCGCACCATCCCTCGCAGTAAGCGCATACGCGCAATTTTCTCCGCTATCTGGCTAATGGAAATCGTTCCAGAGCGCCTTATTTCCGCCCACTTTCCAGAAGAACTGGAAGAAGCACGGCGGTTTATTGATCCCCTATCTAATTAACTAATACTAGAAAACAATTTGTTTAAAAAACAAAGGAAAGCACATGACCGAACTTTGCCATACAGGACGCGGGCTGTCCGAAGAGTTTGATGAAGATTTCCAGAACAGACTGACGGCATATTTTTGTCGTGATCACGAGTTTCTTACTCGTGCGGGAGATCTGGTTGTGCCTAGCCAATTTGCCAATGCGGCCAATGCCATATTGGTTAATATGGTTTCGGGCTATTACCGTATGTACAAGAGCGCGCCCTCTTCATCTGCAATTCTGGATATGCTTAAGCGTGCGAAACGCGATAAGACTATCCGTGAGGAACTATTCGCCGATGTTGTTGTTGCGTTTAAGCGCATCCTTGCAGAAAAATTGTCCGATACCTCGTACATGGTTGACCAGGTATCAACCTTCGCAAAAAGCGTAGCGTTTGATGATGCTCTGATTAAGGCTGCTGAACTGAAAGAGAAGGGCGACTTTCAGGGGGCGATGGCAATCATGGCCAAGGTTCAGCAGATTGGATCGAACGAAGCGACCGGAATCTATGACTACTACACCTCCGCAAGTGAGCGATTGAAAGCGCGTGAATATGAGGCTTCAGAGGAGTATGTACCAAACAGTATTACAACTGGACTCCCTCTTCTCGATAGGTTGCTGTACCAAAAAGGCTGGGCAAAGCGCGAAATGGTGCTCTTCATGGGGTTCGCTAAATCCGGTAAATCGACCGCAATGGGCGAGTTTTCCATAAACGCAACGCTTGCTGGCTACAATGTTCTGTATCTCTCGCTGGAGGTTCACACCAACATTTTGTCCGACCGTTTTGATGCAAGATTGTCGGAGACGGAAATGTCCAAGTTGGTGGAACGGCGCGATGAAGTTCATCGTAAGTTGGCAGAGTTGGGAGCCTCTAAGGGGATTGGTAGTTTGTGGGTTGTTGAGCGTCCGTCAGGAAGTATGTCACCGGCAGATCTGGACCGTATGCTTAACAGCATGAAAGCCAACGGCATGGTGCCTGACATGGTTGTTGTCGACTACGCAGATTTGATGCGTGCCAGTTATGACCTTCGTGATGATCGCGCCAACATTCGTAGTATCTACACCGATTTACGTGCTCTTTATGACAAGCATAACGTTGCTGGGATCACGGCATCGCAGACAAACCGTGAAGGTGGCGCGTCAGAAGTTGCCACAATGATGCACGCTGCCGACAACATCGAAAAAGTACGTATTGCTGACCTGGTAATAACGATCAACAAAACCGAAGAAGAAGAAGCGAAAGGAGAGGCTCGTCTCTACTTTGCCGGTTCACGTAACCAGCAGGGAGGGATCAGCATTCGCGTTAAACAAAACCTCGAACAAATGCGCTTCATTGAGCGAATCTTAGACGTTACCTAAAAAATAAGCGTGGAGAACACCTCCACGCTTGATTCATTGGTGAAACAACTTTTCTTTTGCCAAACCACAAAAGAAAAACACATGAGCCTTTATGTTATATCAACATTTAGGTTGGTCACAATATTGCCTGTTAAAAGTGGAATTATCGTGAGCGAGCTGAAAGAGCTAATTGCCGAATTAGATTTTGAACAATGGTTGGATACTGAAGGTATCGTTTATCGACGTGGAGGCGTGAGTGCTCGCGGTCGTGAAGTGAATATCAAAGAGTGTCCGGTATGCGGCAGCTCCAACTGGAAGGTATATTTCAATCTGACCAGTGGCGTCGGCAAATGCTTCGCTGGTGATCATCCCGAAGAGATTCAGTTCAATAAGCTGGTCTTCCTCAAGCACTACAGCGGTAAATCACGACGACAGTTCGAGGAATATGTGCAGAACGCTCTTCTTTCCCAGGGGTGGACACCAAAGAAAGAAGAGCTAGTGCTTGCAAGCACAGTCGAGTTAGAGGGGCCAGTTGCACTCCCTCGTCATTACGAGCTTCCTATAGATGGCCGTCTTCCAGACTATCTGGTTGAACGAAACATATCACCTGAAATGGCAAAGTATTTTGACCTACGATACTGCGTCGAAGGCAAGCACGCTTATGTAGATCCGTATACAGATCAGGTAAAAGGGCAGATATTCGATATGCGAATACTGATACCGGTTTACGATCTGGATGGGGTAATGAAGACATTTCAGGGACGAGACATTACCGGTACAGCAGAACGCCGCTACCTCTTTCCTATGCAGCTTCCAGCTTCAGGTAAATTTCTCTACAACGGCCATAATGCAGTCGGCAAACAGACTGTAGTTGTCTGTGAGGGTGCGTTCGATGTTATGGGGGTCAAACGAGCTATTTTCGACGAAGAAACATTACGTGATTACGTGGAGCCAATAGGAACGTTCGGGATGCATCTATCTGGCAACACCACTCAGGATGCAGAAGATCAGTTGGGCGCGTTCCTGACGCTCAAGGCGCGTGGATTACGTAATGTGATCATGATGTGGGATAGTGAAAAGCAAGCTATACGAAACACGATGGCCGCAGCCAGGCGACTGACCAGTATTGGTCTTAATGTCAAAGTTGCGTGTTTGGGCGAGGAAGGACTCGACCCCGGCGATGCGACACCGGGGCAGATTATCAAAGCCTACTATTGCGCAAAACCTTACTCACGACAGCTTGAACTTTTAAGCAAGGTAAAAGGTATAGCAGCATTAGTTTGAACCAGTATTAGTCACGTAAACATTGACCGAAAATGATTTAACTTCTGTGTTGAAGTTGTCAGTCATTACCGCGAGGTAGGCATTCTTGGTATCTCTGAATTGCTTCAGGATGATTTGAACGTTATCGGTGCAAACAAACGAGGTAGCCAGATTGCCTCCTTTCTCTGAAAAATCCTTCAAGAAGGTGCAGTCAACTTTGCCATCATTAGCGGTGAAGACGGCATCATCACCCTGCCAGGTAAATGTTGCGTTAACGCCTTTATCAATGGATTTAGCAATAAGTCGCTGAGTGTCAGATTTGGCATTTTGCTGTTTTGAAGGCGAACGGAACGTACCTTTTGCTTTCATTGCAGCAACGTTTTCGCAGCCCGTTTCGTCATCTTTATCGCAAGCAGCTTGGTAAAGCTCTGATGCTTTCCGATAATCCTGTTTGACGCCCAATCCCTTAAGATACATGTAACCAAGGTGGTTCATGGCATAATCATTTCCTAAGCTGATTGCTTGTTCTAAAAGACTTCTGGCCTTCGAATAGTCTTTTTTTATACCTTCTCCATGCATCAACTTGTATCCAAGCGCGCTCATGGCGTTATTATTTCCTAATTCAGCTGCTTTCAAGTACCACTTAATTGCCTCTTTATTGTTGCGCTTAACAGCAACACCATCGTCGTACATAGAGCCTAGCCCATACATTCCTGCGGCATTTCCACTATCCGCAGCCTTTTTATAAGATTTAAATGCTTTCTTGTAATCTTTCGGAACTCCCTTACCGTATTGATATAAATATCCCATATAGGCAAGCGAAGGTATATCACCAGCTTCTACTGCTAGTTTGTGATATTTTAAAGCAGCTTCTGGGTCCTCCTTTCCAGTCCAACCTCGTTCGTATATAACGGCAAGATTATGGTAAGCACTGCCGTTGCGAGCATTTCCTGCTAGTTTGTAGTACTCAACGGCCTTATTTAGATCTTTATCTACTCCCTTCCCAATTGTGTACATAACCCCAAGCGCATAATATGCTACTTTATCTCCCTTTTCTGCGGCGAGATCGATCCACTTCTTGGCCTCTACTAAATCCTCATCAAAGCCATTAGCCCCATCCAAATAATTTGTCCCTAACGCACTTTGTGCTGTGGTATCTCCTGCGGTGGCGGCGTCGATCAGCGTTTGTTTATTATCTGCGTTAACGTATCCAGGGCCGAAAAGCAAAGCTAATGCCAGCAACGATGAAGGTTTTATGAGTTTCATATTTTATGTTCTGTTGATATAGGATGAACAGTTTAGACGCGGCAAGCGTCAAGTGTGCGAAAAGGGTACTTAAATTTAGTTAATCTGTCAGCTTTGATAATTTATGAACTGTAAAGTTGATGTGATATTAATCACTGATGGAAATAATGAGCTATGGAATTATTGTGACACGGCTCGTGTTTTGGTTAACTAATACCTACGATAAATATAAATAAAGGGAAGTCAAAATGCGCAAAAAGAAGTTGATTTTAACAGGTGCTTTATTGTCGTTGTTTGCATTAGTTGGGTGTAAGCCTACAGACGAGAAGGCTATTACTCTGGGCCAACAGGCAATTGCGGATGATATGAAAGATCCCACGTCGGTGATGTTTAGGAAAGATAAGTTTGTCAGGACTGATCATGATGATGGGAGTGTGACAGGCTTTGTGTGTGGTGAATTAAACGCCAAAAATGGCTTTGGTGCATACGTGGGCTATCACTCATATGTTGTTGAACTCGAAATGAAGCCAAAGGGCATGTTTTCAAAAGGGGTGGTATACAAAATCCTATCGAAGTCGTTGGCACCTAATGATCCTCATGATTTACAGCGTTATAAGCAGGTCTACAGAAAGATGTGCAACAGTGAGGCTGTAGCTCATTAAAGGTGAATGCTGGGCTGAGGATATGCCCGGCATCTTAGTATAAAGAACTATTGCACCTAAAATGATAAGTAGATACATACTTAAGTTTTTGTAAGAATACTTTCATCCGTTAGCTAGGAGTTGGTATGAAAGAAGAAATTAAGAGATTAGCCTGCAACATCATTGATAAAACTGGTTTAGAAATCAGCGAGAGCAATCGGCTAGACATCATTGAAAAAGCCGTCAATACGGCAATGGATCATATCGCCACTCGTTTGGTCGAGATCCCTCTACCGGGGCTACCTTATCTGAAGGTTAAGTTGTGCGTATGGGGCGAACCTGCACATGCACGACGTTCTGCATTAGTTGTTTTTGTACGCAAAGAAAACTTACGAACTCTAAAAGTGCAGGTTGGGGCGTGGTTTGATGGCAGAGTCATCTATACAGATACCATTATCTGTCCTCCAGGTGACGAACATATTGAAGCCGTTATTCGAGAATCAATTCGAGCTATGCGTAGTTTAGCTTTGCTGGAAGACAAGCAAAACTTTGAAGATTACTTGCTGTCGGTAAAAGCTGAACCAACATTGTCTCTGAAAGCCGATTTCGTCACCCCGACAAATCTGTTGGAGGTTTTGATTAATAAAGGGGCTAATGATGCTGTAAACCTAATCAGGGAGAGCGAATATTCGACTCTTTGGGACATGTGCAAAAGCCAGTTGGATCTTGTGCATATCATTGTTGATGCGGGTAAGGCGTGTGATGGCGTAATGGCGGAATTTGCTGGGAAGATGGTCAGGATTGCTAACGAATTACCGATGATAGAGCAAGAGGCCAAATCATACGCCACCAATCATGTCACAGAGCTTCTTGCCCCCTATCGCTTAGAAAGCGATCAGCGCAAGATGATTAGCTGGGGAAGTTGGTAAGCTCTCTGTGTGTCGTTTTTTACGCAAATAATGATAGGTAAGCACAAGATTATTTCTGGCGGTAATTGTGAAAGCTGATTTGTCAAAAGTCCCTTCTATTTCAGGAAATAACGGTTATTCACTTCGTTGTGAGGAAGTAAAGATAAACGGTGAGTCGGCATATTGCAGCTACTCCGTTTGCCAGCACACCATTCTTGCCTTCAAAGAAAACCGTCTTCCTCGAACGTCTTTCCAGTCGTGCGCAACCGCTATTAAAGCAGGCAAATGCAAGGCGTTAAAAATGATGGTTGAAGAGATTCGTAAAGGAGAATCTCTGTATTTCGAAGATATGACCGCACTCATTAAGGAGGTTGAAGAACGGAATAAACAAGCCAGAACTATAAAACGAAAACGTGACAGTGTAACGATTAATAGCATGGTTAAGAAGAGCGCCACATCACAAACAGCGATCACTGACGTGTATGCGGCGTTGATTGAAGAAACAACAAAAGAAACACATGAGCAAATCGATCAACATATGGAGGCAAAACAACAATGAAAAAGTTGATCGCACTTAAGCATAAGCTGGACGAAATGAAAGCTATGGGAACCAATGCAAAAAAAGAGGCATTGGCCAACATGGATGACTTTGAACAAAGCATGGTTTCATTGATGCTCAACCCTTTCATCCGTTTTGGGGTAAAGAAATACAAAGTGGCAGAGCCGCTTAGTGAGTCCGTCCCAAGTGACGAAAAAGCCATTGATGTACTGAATAAGCTGGCCTCTCGCGAGCTGACGGGGAACGCAGCAATAGCTGCTGTTGAGTCTATCGTGGCGTCAATGTGCGCCGATGGGCAGGACGTGTTCCGTCGTTTCCTCTTAAAAGACCCGAAAGCGGGTGTTGGGATTAGCCTATGCAACAAGGTTTTTGAAAATCCCATTCCGAAATTCGAGGTGCAGCTGGCGTCACCGTATAAAGAAAAAGGCGACAAATACCCCTTCAAGCCAAACCCTAAAGCAAAATGGCCGATGATTGGCAGTCTTAAGCTCGATGGTTTGCGAGTAATTTGCGAGGTTATTGTTGACGAGGAAGAGGTTAACTTCCTTTCTCGTACTGGTAATCCAATCACGTCTCTCGATCACCTAAAGCCAGCAATGCTCGAATTAGGCAAACTTTCAGGCCACAAACACATCTTCTTCGATGGTGAAGGAACAGCCGGTTCATTTAACCAGTCCGTATCTGCATTGCGCAAAAAGAACGTGCAGGCAATTGGCGCTATTTATCATGTTTTCGACTTCTTCCTACCGGAATGGCGGGCACAGGCTAAATCCAAAGAGTATGCAAAGACAGGTATGAAGCTGAAAGAGCGCCTGGCTATTCTCGTGGCGTTGTTCAAAAACGATCGCAGTGAAGGCTACACACAAGACATTCACCTGCATCCGTTCTATATCATCCATAGCCACGAAGACTTCATCGAACGCTTCATGAAACGCCTTGACGATAACGAAGAAGGGGAGATGGGCAAAGATCCGAACTCTGTTTACGAGTTTAAACGTACCCGCAGCTGGTGGAAGTTAAAAGACGAAGATTCAGAAGATGGTGAAATTATCGACTTTGAGTCGGGCGACCCGGACTCTGGTTTTGCCAACACGCTTGGAAAAATTGTTATTCGCCTTGAAAACGGTGTGATTGTTCGTGCGAGCGGCATTAAGCATAAATATCTGGACGAGATCTGGAACAACAAAGAGAAGTACCGTGGTCGTATTGTTGAGGTTCATTGTCACGAGAAAACACCGGACGGCAGCTTACGCCACCCACGACTGAAATGGCCGCGTTGCTTACGCGATACAGAAGATCGAATCGGAGATAAAGAATGATGCTCGGCTGGATGATTGCATTTTTAGCGGTTGGTTTTTTAATCGGTATTGTGGTGATGTCCAGTTGCATCAATGACTACATTAAAAGCGGTGTTATAGAACGACGCGGTCGTATTTATCGCATTGTAGAAATAACCCACACAGTGAAGGAGATTAAGGATGATCGTATTAAGTAAGCGGGAGAAGGAAACGCTTCATGAAATCAGTAAGTGGCCGGAGTTCCCTGAGTACTGGAAGCCTAAAACGCGGGCTAAGTTAGAGCGGTTAGGGTTGGTTGCAAACGTTTCTGAAACGTGGTGCTCGGCCAACTACCAGTTAACTGATAAAGGGAAAGTATTGCTACAGCAATTAGTAGAATCAGGAGCGTTAGAATGATTCCATACATCTCATTAGCTTTTATGGCTGGTTTCCTTATCGGCTTCGGCATCTGTCGTGACTTAATTAAGCAGGAACTTAAAACCAAAACACTGTGCATCGGAAAGCGTGTGTATCGGGTAATTCATGAAACAAAGGTGAGAAAATGAGCAATTTAACTTCTTGGGACTGGTGGTTGGTACACTATTTCATCGCGACTGGAGTCGGATTCGCCTTTTACGTAGGTCAGTTAGTCGTAAAACTGCTGCTGATTAAATTTGCCAGTCATAAACGTATCGATGATTGCCTGTGGCGTCTTGGCACCCTGGTGGAAACTCGCTACGGGCAACTTAAGGAGAACGAAACCATTACTATCCAAGCGAAACGATTCACTGCAACCATCACAAGAACACCTGATCGTAGAGTGGCCATGATCAAAAAAGTCACAACCGAATAAAAACATCACGATAAGTATTTACTTACTTATCTTTTATGTATAAGATGGCTTTGTTTTCGTTGAGACGCGACTGTTTGAACTTAAATACAAGTGCAAACGAAGAAGTCTATCTGGCAGTAGCCTAATAAGCCAAACACCAGCGAGGTCAGTTTCCAGCCTCGTTACCGAAATGGGACACACTGAGCGAGTGTGATTGCAGAACGCAGGAGAGGGCATGATACGGCACCACCCATGCCCTCTCCGATGAAGTAACAGAATGGGCGGTCGGTATATTTCCAACTCCATATCACTCCCGGATTCTTAGCCACTGACCGCCCATCCTGTTACGTCATTTTGTTCAATTATGTCGTTTATACTGGGTTAAAAAGCGGCGACGTAGCCCGGCTGGTATGGTTAGCCAGCACACAACGTTGAGGCCATTACATTTTTATCAATTCTAAGGTTCTATTCACAGAGATACTGGCGAACGTTGATATGTAACATGTTGGGCAAACATTCAATCGGGGTAGTGGCCTCAACGTTGTGAAGACAGGATTGTTGTGTAGGTTTAACCACTGTTGCCATTGGTGCCTGTTTTCACAACAAATGATTCCATACACCGCATTATGTAAATTACAAAGTAGGTGCTGTCCTCAGAAACATCATCTACTTAAAGATTTTGCCTTCTATTGAGCGAAGTCGAAAACGTCTGGCACTAACGAAAAGTGCAAGTAGCGGTGCGTTTATTGGCAAAAACTAACACCGCCGCGATTGGCACTGCTGAGTAATAAATACTGGCAGTGCTGAATTGATGGTGTAGCTCAGCGGTAGAGCAGTTGGCTGTTAACCAACTGGTCGGTGGTTCGAATCCACCCACCATCGCCAATTTAGGGGAGTTAGTCCGTAGAGGTAGCGGTGTAGACTGTAAATCTACTGTCATTGCGACTCGGGTGGTTCGACTCCATCACTCCCCACCAAATTGCCGGTTTAGCTCAGTTGGTAGAGCAGTCGCTTTGTAAGCAAATGGCCAGCGGTTCAAGTCCGTTAACCGGCACCAACATAATATTGAGAACATTGGCGTAACGGGTTCATATCCCAATTTATGAATATAATGTTGCGTTGCAGCGTGACAACCAGTGTTCTCAACATTGTGGTGAATGCACAGGCTGATGTGCGACGTAGAAGCAAGCGGATGAACTGCCTGAAGGCCGCTAACGTAGGCAATGCCGGAGATCAGCACCGGCCATCACAATTTGGCTCTCTTGCAACAGCATAACGCTGAAATACGTCCAACCTGGTGCGGTCTGATCACCCGCCGTTAGCTCCACGAAACGGAGCACACAACACAATTGGAGAGTAGGGAGCATGGTGCTCAAGCGGTCTTGAAAACCGTCCCATTGTGCAAACGATGATGGTTCGATTCCATTACTCTCCGCCAGACACAGCGTTGAGCGGTTTGGCCTTTTAATCAACCAGATTAAGACTCCGCTAACATAAACCAGACCGCTCAACGCTGTGATAGACAATTACGGCAGACGTTCTTAACCATAGCTTGCTAACATCCTAGCAACACTTTTTTCAGCGCAAAATTCAAAGGGGCTTCGGCCCCTTTTTTGATTTGTTGACACTTAGTTATATTCACGTATCGTTTTATCGCTTTGATCCGAGGCAGCGTTAGACTGCCTTCATGTTCCTGATTAGATCGCAGCAGTTAAACATGGAGACAAATTAATGAAGAAGTGCCATCTCAATATTTTCGCATCTCTAATAATTGCGTTAACACTAACAGGGTGTAACGAATCTGAAATAGATGAATTAACGTTAATAGGCAAAGATAAAAGTGAACTTGAACAAAATTATAAAGCCCAATTCAAGAAGCTAACACAAAATGTTGAAGTGTTTATTCTTCAAGATAAAAATAGTCCGACTGAAAAAGAACCGCATACGAATGGCAACCTGATCGACGGAAAAGTCGAAATGTCATTAACCAGTAATGTTGGTAAGTATACATTCATCCAGATAAGTGAAATGCTGACAAAGGAGTACGGAAAACCCGTTGCTACAAAAGATCGTGTTTTTAACAGAGAAGCAGTATCTGGCATGGACTGTATTGAAACTAAAACTTGTGGAGCTGGTAAATATTATGAAATCTTTCGAGGGAAGGATAGATTGATTATGGTGTCAAACGGTGCCGGTCTTTTACACGAAAAGGAAGGTGTAACACTACTCACCATCACCGATAAACAATTTAAATTTTCTCGTTTAGAAGAAGATAAAATAAAATAATGACAGGGGCGTATACGCCCCTATCTAAAATTTGACATTAAACATATATTGCATCTGGTATCAGCAATTTTTGTGCGCTATGTAAGTCCTTACCTGCAATCAGTCTCATAAATATCGGATTTTACGTAGCGTACCATCGTTACAGCAAGCATCAAATTATTCACTGACATTTATGCGCTGAAAACAGCGTTACTTACCGTAAAATAACAATTTTCAGCGCAAAATTTAAAGAGGCTTCGAATCTGCACAACCTATTGTGCGTACTCGCCCAATTTTAATGTTTCACGCTTATATTCATCAACTATCTCACATGATTTAATATAGATATGGCACAATAGGTTATCACTATCATCATTATCGTTTATTGCCATAAGTGCCAACTTTTTCTCATATTCATCGATCGCATCACTCAACTGATCACCTGTAATTACATCTGACTCACTCGAGAAATATAACTGCCCAAGATTTACCGCATTTTTTCCAGTTTTTCTTTGCTCTATGTAATTTTTAATCATATCCTTCACATCCTTTTCACTACTCAGTATTTCACTTTCGAAATGGACATGCTCTGAAATCGACGCGACTCTGCAACCGATCAAACGATGAATATAGTCATCAATAGACGTAACACTATCATTAGCTTTTTTTAGTGCTTCATCAAAAATGCTCTTTACCTCATTTGGCAAATTTTTAAAATAATCATCAATTAAACCAGATAATGGTGTTTGGTAGTTCATTAATACCGATGAAGCAACTTGCGGACGACGAACCACCCAGATTTCTTTGACTTCAACTTGAGAATAATATTCCTTAATCACGTTCCAAAAGTATTTTAACATCTTGGTTTTAAATATTTTATCAAATCTATCCTTTATAAATAGCTCTACTTCAGGCATGCTTGAATAAGCATCATCAAAGAATATTTCATCTTTGAAAAAATCATATTTATTTAATAAAGCATACAGTTTTTTTGAATCCAGCGGTTCACGAGAATCGATGTCCAATCCAAAAACTGCAATAACCAACTTCATTTGCGGTGGTATTTTTCCACTCAATTGAATAATATATTCCATTTTTTCATCAAAACAATTTCCATCTATGTAAAATCGGTTATCTACATAGACTAATATATTGGTAATATGTTTTATGTACTGAATAACCTCATGCTTTCTTACCAATGGATAAAAAAACGAATGCATTTCATTTTTATTAAATTGTTTTTTTGTCTGTTCAATGATTGGTATGACATTATTGTACAACTCATCATGCTGATTTAATAAAGTGTCAAACCATTCTTTGAAAGAATTTTTTCTCATCTCAATCAATGAATCGGTAGTTATCCTAACGGCCTCCAGTGCTGCCTTTGCACTTTTTCTTGCTTCATAGGCGTTCCACGCTGTTGCACAAAAAGCCGCTGTCGTTATAAAACTACTCAATACAGCAATTTGGTCTGTAACCTTCCAATCTTGAAATGGCTCAAGTAGTAAACCTAAAAACAAAATTATTATGGAAAACATTAGAATTGCAACAGAAATAAAAACAGGCATGTATGCTCTCGTACTTACCATTGTTAGTTGCATTAAATATTAACTAAATTAAGTTGTGATTAACAGGCAAGTTTACGATGTATTGCAGACATTAAATAGGTTTTTACTTACCTATCTTTTATAGTAATATTTATTTTCTGGTTAAGTAACACATAATTATTATGAGGTAAACATGACTATCGTTATCTACGGACGAGATAACTGCTCATATTGCAAACGTGCGGTCGAGCTGGCGAAACAACTAAAGGGACACGGCTATGGTGATTATGAGTACATCGACATCACCACTGCCGGTATCGATAAGGAAAAACTTAGCGAAATTGTTGGCAAACCGGTAGAGACTATCCCCCAGGTACTGATCGATGGCCAACCGATTGGCGGATACACAGAACTGGCTGCATACGTCACCACTCTCTAATTTTAACGGCTCACAGGAGCCGTTTTTGTTCCCACCAAACTCACGCTTGGTTCCCTTAAAATTCAAAAAACAACGGCTAAATGATTCCATACCTACTATGTATGGAATCATTGCTGAAAATGAGTTACTTTTACTCTTGATCCTATAAGAATCTATGCCTAATATACTGTTTACTTATACAGTGCATCGGCGTAACTCGGTGATTGTCATATGAAAAATAGCTTTGACAGAGCACGCGCTGCGGAGAACACCTCAAAAGAGGCGATAGAGTATCTCGAAAGAGCATCTCAAATGCAGGCCGTTATGATCTCCCAGGTCAGCAATGACATGAGATTCTCGGACGCATTCATGTTATTCACTCGCTTATCTCTGCTGATAACCAGACGTCGGCCAGAGATCGCTGTTCATTGTATTTTGATACATGTTTTGCCGCACATTGCCGATGTAAAAGTAAGTGACATTAATAGGTTCATGGTGAACCAACTGGTCAACCCACTAATACTGGATGGCAAAATTGTTATGGGCCGCCGCGTTTTCTCTCTGATGAAGCAGTTCCTTAGCTGGTGCGCCTTCCAGGGGATGATAGACGTGTCACCGTTAAACGATATGTCACTTAACAAAGTTGCCGGTGGCGCAAAGCCCACACCTCGCGAGCGGAAGCTGACCGACGCAGAGGTATGGGTGTTCTGGAATATATGGGACTACTTCAATGTGTGCGCTGGTACAAAATGGGCGGCCAGGCTATGTCTTGTATCCGCAAGACGACCTGACGAAGTACTGCGGGCTAAAAAAAGTGAGTTCAATCTTAAGCGTGGGGTTTGGAATCAAGGCAAGAGGAACAAATCTGCCCGTGAGCATTCTCTGCCTTTAAGCTCATTAATGCGCACTTGTATTGAAGAGTTGTTCGAATATGGTAAAGACAGCCAGTGGCTCGTGCCTTCGAATAAAAAAATCGGGAAAGACCTTCCTATGTCTAAAGTGGCAATAGCCCAGGCATTACGTCGTATTCTGGAACGACCAGAACTGATGGAGCTTGAGCCATTTACACCCCGAGATTTGCGCCGTACTGCGCGTAGTTACTTCCCAGCATTAGGCATAAGCCAGGAGGTATCACGTAAAATCATGAACCACAGTCTTGAGGGGATAGATCGGGTCTACGACCGGCACGATTATATGGACGAGATGCGAGACGCCTTAGAAAGTTTCTCGACGTACATCGCATCAATCGTAGAGCAACCGGATTTAGACGAAATTGACCACAAATTTAAGGGAGATCGTCTATCAACAGAGCTTATTCGTGTAAATTTTTCATAGAGACTTTATGGCCTCAACAACCTTTTGTGATGCGCCTTTCTCTTTACCGAATCGCTCGTTATATGCAGCAAGAACCTGTTTTTCGTCCTCGTTAAGAGGAGCAGTGCCTTCTTTGTATAAAAATGCTGCGAGTTCGGGTTGGCGTTCTTCCAGCACCATCATCATAAGACGACTTGGCTCAATGCCCAGTGCCAGCGCCAGCGGACGAACCTTATCGATAGGCAAAGGAATTTTGCCGCTTTTAATTAAAGAAAGGTTGTTGGCGTTTTTATACCCAATTGTTTTGGCTATCTGGGCCTGGCTCATAGGTGAGGATTCAATCAACCCTGCGATAAAAGCAGCGTAGCGACTTTCTATAAATTCAATCTTGTTATCAGACATGGTTACAACCTTTGCGCGTTCAATTCTCTCTGGTAAGTGCTTACCGATATTACATCAAAGGTTAGGGTTGTAAAGCTATTATCATTTTTTTCGATAGGCACTTAAAAGACCGGTTAAAGGCCATTGCACGGAGAAAAATTAGCCCAAAACAGGTAAGAAAATCAACTTGCATATGATATGAATGTATTCAGTATTGATATAGATTTTAGTAGTATTCCTTACCATAGTATAAGTTAGAATGGATTGATTGAATGAACACCACTATTTCCAGCCTAATCGCTCTTGAGATCGGACACGTACAGAAATTAGCTGATGAGTGTGTAGCTGACATCCTCACCGATCTACCGAATGAGCAGATTCAGGTTGGTGTGAATGACACAACTGGCTTTATATTCGAACTTAACAACAAACGCTTCACGCTTCTCAATACCGGCTCCGGGTCTTTAGCCGTCAGAATCTGTTAACCCCTCTTCTCCCTGCGCGAATGGCTTAGTTCCCTGTTCGCGCAGTGCTACATTAAACACACTAGTAAATAATTTGTTTTCATAACAAATGATTAGCCATGTCTAAAAAACGTTCCATCAAAGAGGTTCAGGACTTCCGTGACAGTGTAAAACGAGTAGTCGCTCTCCTTTCAGGTAAAAACATCCCTGTTGCAGAACGAGGGGACGACGCTTATGTACGCTATAACGATGATGGAGAGCCAATTCTCGTAAACATCCCATCAATCCCGGATAACGCAACACCGGCATTGATGAATGCTGTGCGCGGATTTCTCGATCATGAGGTTGCTCACATTTTGTTTACCGATATTCGTGTGTCCAACAAAATGAGAGAAAAAGGACGCGTTCCTTCCTGGTCGCTATGGAATGCCTTAGAAGACGTGTTCATCGAGCGAAAAATGGGTCAGGTCTTTAACGGAACAAGACGTAATCTGATGGCAACTCAGCGCCTTATAATCGAAAAAGTCTTTAAAACAAAGGCTTCAGAGGCTATTGCTTATTGTGGCAAAGATCAGCGCGCGCTTTTTCTAAACTTCTTTCTCTGTCCGGTTGTAAGAGCCTGGGATGGCCAAGCACCGTTCGTAGATTTCATGGATGAATATTGGCCTGTCATTGAGAAACCAATTTCATTATTAAAAGAACATGGTATCGATGTGGCCGTGCGTAACATGTCTTGCACCGAGGATTGTGTAAAGGTGGCTGCGACCATAGCTAAGATCCTCAAAGACACTGAAAGTGAAAGCAAAGGTAAGGAGTCAGCTCCGGGAAAAACTTCCGATCCTTCAGACGCTGACCAGACGGATGCCTCTGGAGAAAACAATGAAGACAACGAAGATCATGAGACACCCTCAGCGTTAGATAATCACAAATCTATCAAATCAGAATCACACAGTAAGTACAAACATGATAATAACGACAGTGATGATTCAGATAATTCTGAATCATCAGAAACAATATTCGATGATACAGAAAATGATAAAGAGGTATCAGATTCTGGTGCTTCTGATAACGCGGCGTCAGAATCATTTACCACTGACCACGAAAAAAGAAAATCGACAGAAGACGGCTCTTCAGACATTCCAACTCCGTCAAAAATGAGTCTGGAAGAGGCTTTAGAGGAGTTGGATAGCATGGAAGATGAAGTCGGAGGCATGACAGAAGATGCGCTATCCGAAACGATTAAAAGCGAGTTAACAGAAAGCTCGAAAAGCGAATACAGGCCATACAATCGCTCATACGACTTCATCGGCTCGATTGATCAGGCAGAAGCCCATATCAAACGGCTTATTAAAACATTCTCCGATATTGATTTAGGTGGATATCCAATCAGCCGTTATCGCATCGTTCCTGAAGGCAACCAGCTCTTCGACAAATATATTGAAAAGCACCTTTCGTCAGGTGTTTCGTCGACGCTGGCAAAAGACCTGGAACGTGCAATAGCAAGCAGAAACAGAGTTCAGTTTATACCTGGCCAGCGTCGGGGGCGCATTCATGGTTCAAGTATCTACAGATTAACAATGAATGATGATCGCGTGTTTCGTAAAAAAGAAGAATCTAAAGCCGTTAACGCCTGTGTTCAACAAGTGATTGATTTATCGGGTTCAATGAGTGGCGAAACGATAAAACTAGCTCTTGCAAGTGCATATACCATCGCCGATGCACTTGATCGAATAAATGTTCCCAACATTATCACCGGCTTCACTACATTTGGCAGTCATATGGCAGCAGGAGAACTTAAGGCTATCAAATATGAGTTCTCTCGCTTTGAATCTTTAATGCTACCTATCATCAAAAATTGGAATGAAAAAGCAAATTCTCGCGAAGTTCGCTCACGTATGGGGTGCGTAGGCTACACATTCCCACTTCTTAATAACGTGGATGGTGAAAGCATAGCCAGCCTTGCATCGTTATTTTCCGGTCGCTTGGAGGACAGGAAGATCATGCTTGTTCTGAGTGATGGCGCGCCGTGGGCTGTTGGGAGAGGTTTTGACGCCCATTTGCGTTCGGTTACGAAGCAAATTGAAACGCAGACTGACATTGATTTGATGGCAATTGGCATCATGACTGATGCACCGGAGAGATTTTACGCAAATCATGCCCTGGTAACTAGTGTTGATAGTCTTGGTTCATCTGTAGTTACTGAACTATCTCGTATCATTTTGAAGTAATTAAAACAGCCTTAATGATAAGTAACTACTTACCATAGTTAATGGTATATTTATATAAGAACTTGAACGCTCATTAGAGAACAAAGGAAAAGCGCATGACTACTACTGCACTGCAAAATGATAAAAATCCTTCTGATTACCTTGTTTGCAAGTGGTGCGGCAAATCATTTCACTATTTTAAGTCCCATGTAGCCAATGGTAATTGCGAGGGCATTCCTGAGTCAGTAAAAGATGCCGATCCTGACACCGTACTGAAAATGTACACAACGCAGTTTCCAGATGAACCAACGCTATCGAAAAAGGCACTTGATGCAATTCAAGCTAAACGTGCCGAGCAAAAAAGCGAAATGGCCAAATCATCTGGCGTGACCAGTAGCCCAGGCTACACAGGCACAGTTGAGTACAAGACAGATCTGGTCGCAGCTCACGAACTGCTAAATGTAACGGTGAAAGAACTCGGAACAAAACGTGGGACGCCGCTCATGGTTAGCGTCAACGTCAATACGCCGTTTCCAGAGTTCGTTCCAGAAGTGAAGAAGGGCTACGTATATGGCGACTTCGAACTGATCAAAGACATTTTCATGATGCTTGAACTTGGCATACCTGGCTATTTGTGGGGTCATGCAGGAACAGGCAAATCGTCATTGCCTACACAACTATGTGCTTTGCTCAATCGTCCGTTGATCCGTGCCCAACATACAGCATCAATGGAAGAGGCACATGTTACGGGGCAAATTCTGGCGCGTGATGGCTCTACGTATTTCGAGCCTGGCTTGCTTGCGCTCGCAATGAAGCATGGCTGGGTTTACCTCGCGGATGAATACGACTTTGCGTTTCCACAGATTCTTGGCGTGTATCAGCCAGTGCTGGAAGGTGAAGCGTTGGTCATCAAAGAGGCGACTCCAGAATGGCGTCGCATTACTCCGCATGAACGGTTTGCTTTCATTGGCACTGGCAACACGAACGGATCTGGTGATGAAACCGGCTTGTACCAGGGTACAAACATCCAGAACGCCGCGAACTTTTCGCGTTTTGGCATCGTTTCGAATGTGAAATACATGAGCAAAGAGGCAGAGATCAACATGTTGATAAATGCCGGTATCGTGGATGAATACGCAGAAAAGATGGTTAAGTTTGCCGGTATCGTTCGCGATGGATACGAAGAACACCTTATCAGTCAGCCAATTGGCCCTCGTGAACTTTTGTTGTCGGCCAAGATTGGAATGATGCGAGGCGACTTTGTGACAGGTATTGAGCGTTCTTTCATTAACAAACTCCCTTCAGCTTCTGCACAAGCGGCTCGTGAAGTTGTTCAAAAAATATTTGGTTGATCGTGCGTAAAGGATGTTTCGGCTCTCTTATCGCTGCTTCTGAAACTGGTAAGGCTTGTCTGGTATGTCCAGACAAGCCCGATTGTCACCAATCAGCAAAAGAAGTTGCGATTTCGATGTATGGGAAGTTCGTAGGCTTCCCCAATGACAAAATCAAAAAAACCATAAAGGTAAAAACACATGAAAGCACTGATGGTTCGAACTGACTTCTCACTTGGGGAGTCGGCTCTAAAAGCAGAAAACGCGGTGAAGATTGCCAGAGAAGCTGGCTACACCGCTGTAATTTCAGCAGATAGCATGAATATTGCGAGTGTTATTCCACTACAACGTGCCGCTGGTGACGACATGGCGGTTATTTGTGGTGTGAAACTAAATATCGTTGATGATCCCACATACGAGCACCGGGCTAAACTTGCTAAAGAATCTATGAGATGTATGGAATCATTAGAGCGGGGACGTAACTACTCGTTTACCGCTCTAATTAAAAATGAGCAAGGATATCGCGACATCTGCGAACTAATGACGGTGGCCAACACACGAGAACAGTTCTACTTTGTACCGCGTCTCTCGCTCGAACAGTTGGTTTCTACATATGCCAAAGGCAACATCATCCTGCTCACTTCCGACATCGGTAGCGTGTTCCAACGCAACGATTTTGCAAAAATCATAAGCTCACTGATTACAGCGGGCGGGAAAGACAACTTCTATAGCGTGGTTTATCCGCACCCTACCCCATTCTACGACCAGATTAACGTCCGAGCGATGAAAGTAGCCAGCGCACTGAAAATAGAGCCAGTAGCGTTCTATCCCGCTTATTACGAATCGATCGACGATGCAGACATTAAAGACATTGCGCACATGGTTACGAACAACATAAAAATCGACCAGCCGCATCGTCTGCGTATACCCCACCAGCGAGATAACGCCGTCAATGGTCGCCGCCATCTCCTTGAGGCGCTTAAAGCCTTCTCCGTTCGCATGGATGTGCCGGTAACAGCTGCAATGGCCTCAACAACGCAGGACTCCATTATCGAAGCCTGTACATGGCGCTGGCATGAATTGCCACCAGCACTGCCCAAGATGGCAGACGACGAACCTGCAACGCTGATGAAACTGGCTGTTGCAGGGCTGCGTAAACGTCTTACCACAAAAGAGTTTGGATACACACCACCGGCTTCTGAGAACAGGGTTTATGTTGAGCGACTTAAGTACGAAATGGACACGCTTACTCGCCTGGGATTTTGTGGTTACTTCCTGATGGTACGCGATCTGATGAATCACAGCCGTGAAACTGGCATTCCTGTCGGGCCTGGTCGTGGTTCCTCCGCTGGCTCTTTGGTGGCATGGTGCATAGGCATAACCAACGTCGACCCTATCCGTCACGGTCTTCTGTTTGAACGTTTCATCAACCCTGAGCGTCTCGACTTGCCAGATGCGGATTTGGACTTCAGCCAGGCACGTCGCCATGAGGTGATCGAGTATCTGAATGAACGCTACGGCGAAGATTACGTTGCAGGCATTCCGAACTTCACCTACCTGGGCGCAGCCTCTGCACTACGTGACACCGCTCGTATTTATGGTGTGGAGTCCGCAGATATGGCGGTATCAAAAGAACTGAAGAACGCTGAGGATGATAGCCTTCCATTGGAAGAACTGCGCGAACAACTGGCAAGTCTCGACAAATACGCAACAAAATATCCTGATGCATTCAATGCAGCCTGCAAGTTACAAAGCCTTATGCGTGGCTTTGGTAGACATGCGGCAGGGATGATCGTAGCAGGTGTTCCTCTGACAGAACGTACACCGGTTGAGCGCCGTGGTGACGCGCGTTGTATCGCATTTGACAAGCGTTACTGCGAGGCTATGGGCCTAATTAAGCTGGACGTGCTTGGCCTGGCAACTCTCGATTTGCTCGATAGTGCAAAACGCTACATAAAAGAGAACACAGGTGAAGATATCAATCTTGATGCCATTTCTCTTGAAGATCGCAAGGTGCTGGATGGTTTTGCTGCTGGGTACACTCAAGGTGTTTTCCAGCTTGAATCAGGCCCAATGCGCAAGCTGCTTAAAGATTTAGGTGGTGGAATTGAGCCAATGAGCTTTAAAACGGTCGTCGCTACAACTGCGCTCTTCCGGCCGGGGCCAATTCAATCAGGCATGTTGGATGACTATGTTTCTGTCGCCAAAGGCTTTATGACGCCGGAATCATTACACCCCGTTCTTGATGAACTTACCGCGGAAACAAATGGCGTGATTCTCTATCAGGAACAGACGATGAACGCGACTCGATTGCTTGCCGGCTTCACAATGGCTGAAGCTGACGCTGTGCGTTCCGCAATCGGTAAGAAGAACATGGAAAAAATGAAGAGCATGGGCGAGAAGTTCATCGTTCAGGCTCAAGCTGGCTGGATAGACGTTGAGCTGGAAGATGGCACTACACAGCGCATTCACCGTGCGGAACATTTTAAATGCGAAGACGGAACTCTGAAAACTGTCGAAGAGGCACTTGAGCACGGCGCAAAACTACCTATAAACGCAGTACGCGTTACAGCGTCACATCCAGGGCTATCAGAGATGAAAGCGAAGGAGATCTGGACCGCATTTGAGAAAAACGGAGCCTATCAGTTCAATAAATCACACTCCGTTTCTTATTCTTTAATCAGTTATCAGTCTATGTGGCTAAAGACGCACTACCCTGCTGAGTTCTTCGCAGCTGCGCTCACCATTCTGGGCGAGGATAAGCATCAGGGGCTGGTGAAGGATGCGCTGACCTATGGCATTCGCGTATTGCCACCAGACGTTAATGTGTCATCTAACCGAATTGAGATCCGCACACTCGAAGACGGCAGTCAGGCACTGTATGCGCCATTCTCTGCTGTGAAAGGCTGTTCTGAAAATGGTTGTCAGGCAATTATGCGTGCGCGTGAGAAAGTTGGTGGCAAATTCGAGTCAGTGGCACAATTCGATGAAGCGGTCGAGAAGCGTGCATGTAACAGTCGTGTACGCGAGTCGCTTCATAAAGTAGGGGCTTTTGCGTCAATTGAGCCAGGCAGTCTGCCAGCAACTGATCCTGAACGACTGCGCGACCAGGCTGAGCTGATGGGCAATCTCATCATTGACGCTGTTAAAGCATCACGTCCGTTCGAAATGAATCCTAAGCGTTCTGCCGAAATCAACGTACTCATGACACGTATGGCGGCTGAAATGGGCTTGGGTGAGGAGTTGATACGCCCGACTATTGGTATTAAACCCAAAATCATGATCATTCTGGACAATGCGAACGGCAATGACGCTCGTACCGGCTACTTCATGGAGAACGGATACGACGACTTTAAGGCAAAACTACTGACAGTTGGAGATCTGCGCATGGGCGATCTTTATGTCACGGGTGTTTGTAAGAAGGTTAAGGACAAAGAGAAAGACTATACCAAAGACGAGATAGGCCAGTTCACAGACTTTATGCGGGAAGAAATTAATCTTGTACGACCAACCTACATTTTGACGTGTGGTAGTCGTTCAACCGCACTATTTAACAATAAGAGTAAACCATCAGATCTGATTGGTCGTAAGGAGTACTTCCCAGAGCTTGATGCAACCGTCTTCTACGGATTTAACCCGAATATCCTGTACTTCCGACCGGAAGAAGGAGAGCGACTGGAGGCCATTCTGGCTGATATCGCGGAGACAATAAATAAGTAATAAAGAAAACCCGCCTGTTGGCGGGTTTATAAAGAATTATGGCGCTTGTTGAGGAAGTCACTCCTCTTACGCACTTTGTTTTGCCATGCCGGCAGTTAGCTTCTGCCTTTGACTATTCATGCGGCAACCCCGCATTTCGCCACAATGGGCAATTCACTTTTATGGAATAAACTGGCCGTTGTGTCGATTTAATTAGCATGGCCTTACCATGCTAATTTATTCAACTTGTACAATCCTACAAATCTATCCACTCAGGCTTACACCGTCTTCGTTATTGTAGAAATGAGGATCATCAGCGTTGAATCAGCTTAGAGCAACGACATTTGCTGCTGCTGGGCCTTTAGCCCCATTCTCGATAGAGAATTCGACCTGCTGGCCTTCTTCCAAAGTGCGGAAATTATTACTCTGAATTGCCGAAAAATGTACAAAAACATCTTTACTGCCATCAGCAGGAGAAATAAAGCCAAAGCCTTTATCAGAGTTAAACCATTTTACTAAACCAGTCATTTTATTAGACATAGATATTACCTTCTTAATTTTGTGAGCCACATAGTGCGGCGAGAATTTGATCTGTATAGATTGGGACTTACTTAGGCACTTAAGGAGGAGACTCACGAAGAAGGGAAATCAGAAGATAACACTGAACTGAGACTGCTTTACTAAAACTGCTTACATAAGGTCTGTCTTGCAAACCAACGATGCTATTAACGCATACCCCTTCTTTTCATGCAACCTTTATTTTTCAAAGATAACTAATTTTTGTCACCATTGGTTTAGTAAACGTTAACGAACCAGACGATGCCAGACACCTTTACAGAGAACAGATGCCCGCCAATTGGCGGGCATCATTATGCGCATTTCGCAATATCTTTGCGGCGTTTAATCAGTTTCTCCGCAATTTGCTCTATTTCGTTGAAATCTTTCGAGACGCTGTTTCGAAGCGCCAGATTCCATTTACTCAAAGTTCGGGCATTTTGGACAATTTGATCGCCCTCTTTAAGTCGTCCGTTATTCATGAGCCATTCAGCCACATCAGCCCAATCCCAGAGAGGAGACTGGCCTTTTATGCGTTGTACAGGGCAAGGGAAGTCGCCGCTTCCGCGCTTACCGTCTTTGAGCAACGCCACTGCCTGGCGAGACAGGTCTGTCAGTTCCGCGATATCGCTTAAGCCCACAAGAGCCGAGTCGACGGATTCAACAATTGCACCGATACCGGCTGATTCAATATTGTCGACCGCAGATGCGATAGCTGCATCAAGTGATTGTGCTTCGCGGTCAAATTCTACATAGACGGAGTTTCCATATGCGCAAATTAGCGCATCGTCACAGCCGTTTTGGTACAGCGCGTCTTCCAGTCCTTCCGTCTCATACGATACGCCTGAGAGCGTCAGAGTGAAGTTATAAAGCGCCATAGTTTTCCTTTGAAGATAGTTGGACAGTTTCTGCAAAAGGCGGCTAATGCCGCCTTGAAATCATTTACAACGATCAACCATTCGTTTGATCTGTTTGGCATGGTTTTCGGGATTACCCGGAGTCGACCATACGCTCATTTGGTGAGTTTTGTGTTCACCTTCTGGATTACCGCATCGCAGTCTGCAAAAACAATGTGCAGCACCACCAGCTGCTACCCAGATCCAGCCTTTACTTAATGCATAGTCAATGGCTGCTTGAATATGCTTATTCGGATGTTGCTTCATTCGCCTCCGATAATAGTATTCTATTCACAGTGTTGACATCTGTCAACGGCGACTGAATTTCATCCGTTCATGCCACACCCCCATCCATCTCATGTATGTGACCTAAAGATGGTCAGCACAGCTTACCAAAATAAGACAACTAATTATCTTCGGTGATCTCAATATTTTTCCCCTGAACAAAGTTGACATGACGCCATAAACCCGTTCTCTGTTTGATATAATTGATACAGATTTTATAAGTAGGAACCTATTAGAGTGAACACTGATATTTTTTCTAAAATCATGGCCGATCTGGAGTTCGACCGCGACAACCTTGAGGAAGTATGGCGTAAACAGCCACGGCTTTTAATGGAGTATGGGTCAAAACTAGCGCAGGCAGATCGAGATGTCGCAGAGGCAAAACTTAACCTTGAAGCTGTTGAAGCAAAGCTATACGACACAGAGCGTAAGAACTTGAGTATGAACGGCATTAAGTTCAACGAGTCTGTACTGGACGCTAAGGTTAAAACAAACCCACAGTATCTGTCTAAACGGCAGAAGTTGGATGAAGCACGGCACATCGCAGACATATACAAACATGCTGTCGCCGCCTTTTCGCATCGCCGAGACATGATCGTTCAGGCGTCAAAGATGGCCATCGTTGAATTAGAGCGATTAGGCTCTGAACGCTTTATTACTCCCCGTTGATTTTTGATAGATAATAAGTAAGTACTGATCTATCATTTAACAGCTCGAAAGAGCCACGAATGAACGAAAGCCCAACGCGCATAGCGCCATCGGCCAAATCACAACAAGGAGAAACACATGTCTAAGACATTACTTGATTTGCTTAACAAAACTCGTGAAGACATTGCCGCCAAACGTGGCAACAACGTTGATCTGACTCGCTTAAAAGACGGCGTCAACTATATCCGCATCTTCCCGAATAAAGACGACCCAAACGGTAAGTTCTTCCAGACTTTCGGTATGCACTACGTTAAGTATCAGAACGAGGAAGGTAAAGAAGCAACCAACGCTTATATTTGTGAGCAACATACTCACGGTCGCGCTTGTCAGCTATGCGAAATGGTTATGGAAGGTCGCGCTCGTCACAAGGGTAACAAAGCAATGGAAGAACGCATCGGTCAAATGCGTGCCACTCCTCGCTACCTGGTCAACGGCATTCTTTCTGCTCGTGAGGATTTCGCAGATGCTGAGAAATGCCAGTTAATCGAGCTGCCGTCTACTGTATTCGATGATATCTGCAAAGCAATCACCGAAGACATCGCTGATGATATCGGCAATCCACTGAGCAAAGAGGAAGGCTACGCATTCCTGATTAAACGTACTGGCTCTGGTCGCGATACCAAATATGACGTCTCGCCTAAGCGTAAAGTCTACAAAGGCGATATCGAAGATAAATTCTGGAACACCCAGCATGATCTGATCGCATACGCAAATCAGGCTGATGAAACTCGTCTTCTGTCGACAGTTCGCACTATGGGTCGTCTGATTGGCATCGCTGCACCAACTGCCGCAGCATCTGCACCAGCAATTTCCTCAACCGCGAAAACATCGGCTGCGGCACTACCTGGATTTGGCTCTGTCACTGGTCATACAGAAGGAGCGACGGCTGTAGCAACCGCGCACACACCGGCTTCTGAACCAACCAGTCTGGTTGATGAAGAAATCCTCCGTGCCGTTGAAACTGAATTTAAACCAGAAGCAAGTTCCGCTGCCGTTGCAGTATCAGTCAAAGAGTCTGAAGCAGTCGCAGCGACATCTGTAGCAGCCGCATCTGCGACGGAAGATGAAGGTCTGGATGACCTACTGAGAGAGCTGGACTCTCTGTAATCCCATTACGTGACCAGTAAGGCGTCTACGGACGCCTTACTTTTTGGAAGGAATGTACCGGTGAATTATCTCTTCGTAGATGGCAATAGCCTGGGTTATTACCACCAACAATCTGACAAATTGCACAACGGCGAAATGGAAGTACAGGCTGCTTTCGGCTTTGTTAAGAACGTCCGTCGTTATGCCTCCATCCTCCATGCCCGACCTATGATTCTTTGGGATGGATTTAGTGACAAGCGTCGCGACTTTTACCCGGACTACAAAGCAAATCGCGACGACGATCCTGATATGAAAAAGATGAAGGAAGGCTTTGCTATCCAGAAGCCATACATCCTCAAAATGATGACCGCGCTTGGAGTTACCCAACTCATTGCAAAAGATGCAGAAGCGGATGATCTGGCCGGGCTGCTGGTATCCCGCATGGCACCGCAGCCAACCGTTGAACACATCTATCTGTTAACAGGCGATAGCGACTGGCTTCAGTTAGTTCGTGAAAACGTAAGCTGGGTAAGCCTGCGTGAAGACGCCAAAAACAAGCAGGTTAATTTTGAGCAATTTGCGGAGCTGACAGGATTCGCCACGCCTCGCGCATTTTTGGAAGCAAAAGCATTACAAGGCGATAACTCGGACAACATTAGCGGTGTTGGAGGCATTGGTGCTGGCGGTGCGAAAGAGCTGCTGCATGAATGGGGAAGTGTCGCAACGATGGTACGCGGCATCAACGACGGCTCAATCGTGGTTAATAAAGGGCGTCATAAGACCGCCTTCAACAAACTAGCGAAGAATGCCTTCAACGAGAAAACAGGCTGTCGAATGCTCGAAGCGTTCAAGAGAAACATCACGCTAATGAACCTGATTGAGACGAAGTTTCCGCCTACCGAAATCGAAACAATCAAAGGCAATCGTGACGTGAAAGCATTCGAGCAACTGTGCTACGAGCTGAATTTCCGTTCGTTCCTTGAAGACCTTGAAGTGTTTGTTCTTCCATTCGAAAGGTATTGCTAATGCTTAAATCGATTATTAATGGCGCTACAACCACCCCCACCCAACTGGCAAAAGAGATTGTCTTTTATCACGGTGAGTACGCTGTCATCGCACTGCCGTCAATTCTAGGCGCTGCCGGAATGAAAGCGACAGATCGCGAGTTTGGATTAGTCAGCGAGCAGGTCGTAAAAATCCTCGCTCGTGTATCCAGACTCCTTAATCACGATGCGATTGTATTAGACGAATCCGCCGCTTTAAAACGAATCAACGAAACAAAAGGAGCCTGATCATGGCAAAAGGAAAATCCGCACTGGCACTTGCTCTGAAAAAGAAAATCGGTAGCAACGACGAAATTCAGAAAGTAACTCATTGGATTGACACAGGCTTTCCTCCGTTAAACAAAGCTATTTCCGGTCGTTACGATGGCGGTTTCCCATGTGGTCGTATCGTAGAAGTATTCGGGCCACCAAGCGCGGGGAAATGTGTTACCGCAGACACCATGCTGCTGACGGAGCGTGGAATGGTAACAGTGAAAGAGTTGTTTGAGATTGAAGGGTACAAAGCGACATGCACTACTCGCGATGTAGAGCATAACGTTGGACTCATCAATGAAAATGGCGTGATAGAGAAGACCTCACACCTGACATGGAACAACCGTCGCAAATTCAAGCGTATTAAGCTGGCATCAGGCGGTTATATCGAGGCTACGTTCCGTCACCCAATCCGTGTGGTTGACGACTTAGGTAATGTCGTCTGGCGACATGCTGAAAAAATCAGTGTAGGCGACACGATTCCTTCAATGGTTGGCACACATCAATTCGGCGATCAGCACCTGGATGCCAATATCGCAAAACTGATGGGCTATTTAATTGCTGACGGATACGTGGCCTCTGAAAATTCAGTGAATTTTTCTAACACAGATCCTTTCATCAAGGATGAGTACTACCGCCTCATTTCGCTGGTATCAGACAAGATGCCAGTTACGAGAAAACATAACGGCTCGGAAGACCATGTGCTGTTTAGCAAAGAGGTGCGTTCGCTGCTTTTTAAAGAATATGGTCTGGAGTATGAGAAAGCTGCTGGCAAGCAGGTTCCGTTGAGTGTGCGTCGCGCCAATAGCGAGGCTCAAATTGCATTCCTTCGCGGCTACTTTGAGCTGGAATGCCACGTCAATGATGGTCGCTGCATTGAGGTTGTGAGCGCGAGTGGGCTGCTGCTACAGCAAATTCGCCTCATGCTCCTGAATCTGGGGATTACGTCAACTATCTCTGAAAAACACGTCGCGGGTTATGAAAATACATATTACCGGCTGTCATTCAGTGGCTCTAATTACGACCTTTTTCTGTCAACGATTGGTTTCGAATCTCCGGCACGTTTATCAGTGGCAACCAAACGGGACATTGGTTTTGACCGCACTTACTCAGGCTATGTTCCGCACATCAGCGGCTTAGTGAAATCACTCTACGAGTCGCTCACCAAGACCACCCGTGAAGACTACGCTCTGGTAGACCACGTTATTGGCCGCGGCGATCGTGTCGGAATAGACAAACTGCGAGAAATCTATGTCTCCTTCATTGGCAGAAAGAATCGTTTTAACGAGCATCTGTTTGCACAACTGGCAGCGGTAATTGGCTCTAACTTGTTCTACGACGAAGTCGTGGCTATTGAGGAAGGTGAAGCACCAACGTTCGACGTAGCGATGCCGGAAACACACTCTTTCTGGTCTAACGGGATTATCAGCCACAACACATTCCTTGCAACAGCAGCGATGATCTCCGCTCAAAAACAAGATGGTCTGGCGGTATTCCTCGATCATGAAAACAGTTTTGACGTTGGCCTGGCTGTAGCCAATGGCCTGAACGCAGATGAGGATGACGGTCAGTGGGTATACAAGCAGCCAGATACCTTCGAAGACTCTGTAGAGTTGATCGGCACAATACTTAAATTGGTTCGTGATGAAGAGCTTATCCCCGAATCAGCACCTATCTGTATCGTGGCTGACTCTCTTGCGTCTATGGTTCCGAACTCCAAAGCCGAGAAGTTCGAAAAGATGGCTGAAGGCACAGCCAAAGACAAAGATCAGCTAAACATGAACGACAATACGGCACTGGCTCGTGCGACGAGTGCGAACTTCCCTACTCTGGCTTTGTGGGCACGCAAATACAACGCCTGCATCATCTTCTTGAATCAGGTTCGCACAAAAATCGGTGTAATGTTTGGCGACCCTACTACGTCGCCAGGTGGAGATTCACCGAAGTTCTACGCTTCTGTACGTATCCGTCTTGGTGCATCGGTGATGAAGGATGGTAAAGAGAAGATCGGCCAGGACGTAGGCGCAGAATGCATCAAAAACAAAGTTGCACCACCGTATGGCAAATGCACCTGGAAATTCTACTTCGATCCTACTCGTGGCCTCGACGTTATCGAATCGCTCGTCGAGTACATGCTGGAAGAAGGATACCTGCCAAAGAACGCCAGCGGGCGAGTTGAAATTGGTGACAAGAAATACACCAAATCGCAGATCGTCGAGATGTATCGGGAGAAGCCACTGGCTGAAATCATTGCGGCTTTGCAGGCAATCGACGACCGAAGAGCAAAAGACAACCCCACCGAGTCAGTAGAAGAGTAAACACAAGGCGTCCACAGGACGCCTTTTTATCTCTTGAAAATATATAAGTACTTACTTATTATTTTCACATAACAACCACATAGGAAAACACATGATCAAAATCTATCTATTGGCAGTAGCCACAGGCCTTTCAGTGGCTCTCATCTACGGTTTACTGGTTCCGTCGCTGATTTCTACCAAGAGTGATTTAGCCGTCATGTTTGGAGTTGTCGTTGGTTTTGGTGCTCCTGTAATCGGTCTTATTGCTGGTCGTAAGTTTATCAACTCATTAATCAAAGCAAAGGGGAAATAAGTAATGAAGAAAGGTTTACTTGCAGTTGCTCTGGCGGCTATTTGCACAATGGGTCTTACTGGCTGTGATCGCGTGGAGCCTGGATACGTTGGCATCAAAGTAAACAAATTAGGTGAAGACAAAGGGATTGGTGAAGTGGTTGGCGTTGGTCGCCAATGGACAGGTCTTAACACCGAACTTTACGTATTCCCGACCTTCAAACAAATGAAGACCTACGACGAGCCGTTCACATTCCAGATGAGTGACGGTACTGCTATTGGTCACAAAATTGGCGTTGCGTATCTGGTTAATCGTGACAAGGTAACGACGGTGTTCCAGACCTATCGCAAAGGCGTAGACGATATCACCGAATCAGATCTGCGTCAGAAAATTGCCGACTCTCTAAACCGTTTGGCCAGCCGTATGACCACTGACTCATTTATCGACGGTGGTAAGGCACAATTGCTGGACAACGCACTGAAAGATATTCAGAAAGAGATGTCTCCGGTTGGTATTGAGGTACTGAGCCTGTCATGGGTTGGAAAGCCTGATTACCCAAAAACTGTCATTGAATCTATTAACGCCAAAGTAACGGCTAACCAGCGTACTCTGCAACGTCAGCAGGAAGTTGAACAACGTAAAGCTGAGGCGAATATGCTACGTGAACAGGCTAATGGTGAAGCTGATGCTATCCGTGCTCGTGCGCAAGCAGAAGCAGACGCCATTCGTCTGCGCGGTGAAGCTCTGCGTCAAAACCCGAACGTTATGGAACTGGAAGCCATCAATAAATGGAATGGCCAGTTACCGCAGTACATGACTCAAGGGGCTAACACTCCTTTCATTACAGTGAAATAACTCCCCTAAAAAGTTCAGGCGTCCAGTTGGACGCCTTTTTTATCGCAATTATCTTATTAAGAAAACAATTTGTTTAAAAGGATAAGAAAACATGGCAGCTATTAAGAAACTCTACGATGCCGCAAACGTGGCTCTGGATGTTATTGATGATGAAGTAGCAAAAGGCTTTCCTGAACCTGATTGGGCGCATCAGCTACGAAACGCTATCGCAGAAATGACCCCACCAGATCCAACCCCCGACGAGACAGACTGGCAGCGATTCATCCGTATGTACGCTCAGGAAATAGGTCCAACGCCAACGGCAGAGCAGGCAATGCTGCTGAAATACTTCAAAGAGGCGGGAGAGGATTTACCAATTGATGACTCAGCATATTGGTTCCACTGCGCATGGCGTAAGTATGACGTGATATTCACACAAGGCATGGGAAGCAAAGATATGGTTGTGTGGCATCTACTCCATATAGACACAGCCGTTGACAGAGTTATTGAACAGTTTTTCCCTAAACAAGAAGATTGATCGCCTATTCATAACTAACAAAATAAGTAAACACTAACCACAAAAGGAAAAACACATGAGAGTTTTAGTTCGAATCGTTACCAGCACTGTCTATGACGTGTTTCCGCTTTTTATGGTCAAAGCCGATGGCCTTAACGACGAAGAAACTGACGCGCTGATCCAGCGTATTCTCGTTGAATATACAGGTCATGACGCTGATTCAGTGATGGTTGATGATGATGGTGTTTGTTGGCATAACGGCAACTGTTGGTACGTAGAAGAGACTCAACAAATCAGTGATGAAGATGCCGAACATCTTGAGCGTATTTTAAGCATCAGCACTTTTGAGTGAGTTTACAGTAAAATTTATATAAGTTAGTATCTACCTATCATGAAGATTTTTATTGAATACTTGTTACTCATCGTTTCAATAGCTTTTGTCATCGACTGCATTTTCACTGGTGTCATTCGTAAAGTCTTTTCCCCGGTGCACGACGTAGTCATAAACGCTTTGGCTATCGTGCTCGTATTTAATTCAGCATTTGATGTAATCAAAGAGGTGGCAGCATGAAGGCCATCCCATTCGCGCTGTTGTTCCTTTCTTCGATCGTTGTGGCCGACACCACTGTTTATCAGTGTGAAATGTCTGTAGCCGACGTTAAGAATGGCGCTCTTACCGACGTCATAAAAGCACCATATGGAGCGATGGTCGTAGACAGCGGCGACCAGTTCTATGTTGTGCGTGACGATCGAGTGTTGTCATCCCCATATCTCACAAATCGTAATGGCAAATTAACCGGCGTCGGAGAAGACCACTTCGTATACAACAAATACAAGGGCTTCTATGGCGTTCACGCTTCTCAGCAAAGCTACCTTTTCGATGACTGCAAGGAGGTTGGATAATGGCATTAACACTGGCAGGTCTGGAAATCGAGAAAACAAGCGGATACTGGCGTGCTAAGGGTTTCAAGCAGCCTGGCATTCTTGAGCGTCTGGAACGTGAAGATGGGTATATCGTCCACCAGCGGCGTGAATGGCGTATGTACGATCCAGAAACAGGAAAACTGACTACAAAAGCCGGAACACTTTGGGGTCTGTTGAAGAAAATACACTAAATGCAAACTGACTGCGGCACGTTCCGCAGTCATATTTCATAGTCGTCACCGCTGACAGCATACACAATCAACTGCCGCTGATAGCATATCGAGAGTCTATCTCACCGCTCACAGCATACTTTACTCGATTTTTTACCGCTGACAGCATACTTAAGACATTGCATGAATAATGTGTACCGGTATGGGTATAACCAGAACAAAATTACCGCTGGCAGCATACGAAGGTCTGACATATGCCATTAATTACCGCTGATAGCATATCCAAACAAAAATTCCTCAATAAAACACCGCTGACAGCATACGTTCTATCAGGGAGCAGCAGGCAATAAATACCTTTCACTACAAGTAATCAGCGCAATGGGAATAGAATGTTAGTGAGCGCAAACCTATATGGAATGCACTCTTCGAGGTTAGTAACCACTGGGGAGGTATAAAAGAGCATTGAGTGGTGATAGATGATTTACCGCTCACAGCATACGTTTATCTCACTATACCGCTGGTAGCATATCTTTAACCGTTCACAGCATACTTTTCAGAAAAATAGCCGCTGATAGCATACATTTCACCGCTGACAGCATATCAAAGCAGTTTGAGACTATTGGAAAGGATCTCAATCATCTTGATATTTTCAGGCGTCAAATTCTGCGAAAGTTCGGTTATCTTATTGATAATGTTCTGTTTGGCATCAATTTCCCCGGCTTTCTCATCTGGTTTTTTGGGTTCGATGTCTTCAGGTTTTGGCGGTGCGACTTTGAGTTTTGGATTGCGGCTGTGAATCTGGATATAGATCGACCGCCCACGCTTAATCTCGCTGTATTCGAGATAGCCCAAATCTTGGAGAGCTTTTAAGCCGTTACGTATAGTCTGATTCTGCGAGCTGACATTCCTGCTACTCAAATTGAGTCGCGCACGCAATCGAGCAAGCGATACCGGCGCAGGCTTGGTTGGAAGACTTTCGATGAAGGTGTACAGAGCCTGTGCTGTTTCTTTGCGTGGTAGCTTATTGATAACCTTTAACTGCAAAAGAACCTTATGGTCAAAGCGATATAGTTCGGCCAGCTTCGGTTCTGCATAGAACACCACCGTATCTTTCTGCTCGTTGTAGTCCACGCTATTGATGAGGTGCACCATCAGAAGCGAGATCTTGTTAGAGCCGTCGACGTTCTTTTCTTCATACGTTCTCTGGAAAGACAGAGTTGTACGCATGATCTTCAAAAGACTGTTTGTAAGCCGGTCGCGGAGTGTTTTGCGGATCTGTGACGATGGATAGCCACAAAACTTCGCAAATTTCGTGATGCTTAACTCGACACGACCATTAGGTTCGCCGTATTCTGCCAGCGAACGCACAACGCCCACCCACGTTTTGAAATCATGATCCATGTCCAGGCGAGGACCGGTTATCTTGATATCGGAATAGCCTTCAGAACGGGCTACTTCGAGCTGGACAAGCTCCTTTGAAGCATCGATCTCATTTGGCTTGTTACGTTTACTGTATTTTGTTCCCTTAAGCGTGGGGACGAACAACCCCAGTCGCATCAACGCAATTGGTTGGACTGTATTGTTGCTATTAGGGACAAGTTCCCCTGTGTACAATTCAAGGGAACCTTCTTCAAAGTTGTCGATGTTATCTTCTACTTCTTTGTTATTTTTACCTTTTTTATTTTTTGTGGACATGTGGACACCTTTGTCATTCAACCGCTGACAGCATACTTGATTTGCCGCTGACAGAATACCAAAAACAGTTGGCAGCATACGGTGAACCGCTGACAGACTATCAATTACCGCTGACAGCATACATGAACATGACTTCAGACCAGTCGTGGCGCGGCTTACAGCGATCGGGGATCTTATTTGATCTATATAAGGATCTATCTATGGATCTCTTTATTAGGATCTATCCTGTGGATATGTGAATAATTAAAACAGGCATTTACTACCTTCGGCGCACCTGGTGGGTTATCGTTGCCTCGGCTAACAATCACAGAAAAATGACATATGGATCTAAAACGCACGCGCTGGGTTCGTCGTCTTGAAGACGGCTCCTACACTATCGAATCAAATTCCAACCTGAATAAGCAGAAGTTGCTTTGTGACATCTGCGGTATAGCGGCGAAGTGCCCGATCTACGAAACCAGAATTAAACTTGATAAGGCTGGTGTGAATTTTCATTTAAACAGTTGCATCAGGTACGTTCCATTACTCGCATTTCGTAAACCGATCATCGGATTGGATGCTCCCTACTTCAACACACTCCGTTCAGGTGTGACGTGGCGAGATCGTTTATCACCAGACAAGCTGATTTGCCTCGTATCCGCAGACACAGGGAAAATCATCCGTTTTGGGAAAGTAGACAAGGTTTACTCAGGCCCAGTAGACGAAATGTTGCGGAAACACAGCCGGTTTAATCATCTCTGTATGGGTGGTGAGAAAATCGAGAAAGTAGAAGAAGTGATCCGCAAATCCTACGGACACTTTCTGACCAAAGATAGCCTGCTCACCGCAATCTACATCAGACATGTAAAACGTGAGTTCGACCTCGAATACCACAGCGAAGAAGAGCTTAACCTTGTTGACCCACGTCCAAAAGCTGGCGTCATAAGCATAAACGCAGCGCGTAAAAAGCCCACTGACGCGCTGTAACCCTCCAGATCGTATATTGGCGTAGATAGAATCTACGCCCCCTCAAAATAGCTCTCATAGCGTTCTACAGTGATCCTGTCTTATTTTTAGTCATACAGACAAGCAAAGTTGCGCCACGACAAATAGGTATATACTTACTTATAAATTTTGTATATTAAGGCGCTCGTTTCATTCCTAACATACCGTTATGCATAGTTGTTTACCTCCTCATTGCTCTTAGAATTTGTATCAAAATAACCACAAAGGAAAAATACATGACTTTGCCATACGGCGTCATTTCTGACTGCCACTACCACAAATGGGATGCGTTCTCCACGACGAACGCTGAGGGGCTTAACTCCAGACTTGAAATACAGTTGGAAGCAACGAAAGAAGCAGCCATCGCCATGAAGAAGGCCGGTTGTAAGTACATGTTGGTTGCCGGTGATACATTTCACGTCCGAGGAACTGTGTCCCCTTCTGTTTTGCATTACGTAACTGAAACGTACAAGTGGATTATCAACGAGCTTGATCTGACAGTAGTAATGCTGGCCGGTAATCACGATCTTGAAACCAACGATTCAGTATATAGCGCCAACGCAGCAGCATCGCTGAGTTCTATCGGCGTGGTAATCGTATGTGGCAAGCGCCCACACTCAATAAAAATTGGTGATGTGACTGTCCACCTGATTAGCTGGCGTAACAATCATGCGGAGCTTATCAGCGATCTGAAAGCATTACGTAAGAGCGTAGAAGGTGATAATCATGACGTTGTTATCCATACATCCATTAACAAAGCCATTCCAACAATGCCTGACGTCGGTATCGATGCGCAGGAGTTAAAGGATATCGGCTTTCGTCTCGTGCTTAGTGGGCATTACCACAACCACAAAGAGGTCATTCCTGGAGTTATCAGTGTCGGTGCACTGACTCATCAAAATTGGGGAGATGTTGGATCTCTGGCTGGCTACATGATCGTAAACCCGGACGGCAGTTTCAGTCACTACGAAACCAGTGCGCCTAAATTCATTAACCTGGAAGATGATGTTGCTGATGACCAAATTCGCGGCAACTACGTGCGTTTCCGCGCCGTAATTGAGAACGATGAAGAAGGCATTAAGTACCAGAACATCCTCAAAACAATGGGTGCAAAAGGTGTCGTGTGCAACTTCATCCGTAAGTCATCAATGATGGAAGGGACAGCCAGCACAACTGAAACCAGCAAAATCGATAGCCTGGGAGAGTCGGTATCTGCTTATTGCAAGATTGTCCACGATACTGACGGCGGATTTGATCTGAGCAAATTGGATATTTTGTGTCAGGAAATCCTCACCGAAGCGGAGAGTTCGGAGGCTGTGTGAAGCAAAGTCGTTATGGGAGCTTTCGAGACTTTGCCATCACGATGAAAAGACTTGAACGAGGCCAGACGGTGATGTTTCACAAGCCCTACCCGCCACAAGGAAATCCCGTAGCGTTTTATCTTGGAAGGTTAACAAGAAAAGGCGTATTGAGGCGCAGATCCTTCCCGGCGCATACGGAGTTCAGATTGAAAGAAGGCCAAAAGCTAACACACGGTATCAGAGGTGTTATATGAAGTTTTTAAAGCTCCAGGTTGAGAATTTTATGGCTATCGCCAGCGCGGAGGTCGAGTTAGATCAGCGTGGTTTAGTGCTTATTCAGGGTGTTAATAGTGATGATAGTTCCGCATCAAGTAATGGCTCTGGAAAGTCAACTCTAATGAATAGCCTGATGTGGTGTCTTTATGGCGAAACAGCTCATGGTGTGAAGGGTGACGATGTGTTGTCTACCGACCATGAAAAGAACTGTCGTGTTGCAGTAACCATCGAGGATGAAGGCAAGAGATACGCAATCATTCGTCACCGTAAACACAAAGAGTTCAAAAATCGTCTTATCGTTCGTGGTGAAGATGGCGATATGACGAAAGGCAAAGATGCGCTGACGCAGGAGTTCGTCGAGCGTCTGATCGGTGCATCTAAAGAGGTTTTCATGGCTTCCATCTATGCGAGCCAAGAAGCTATGCCAGATTTACCTGGAATGTCCGACAAAAACCTCAAAACCATCGTAGAAGAAGCCGCTGGCGTTGACAGACTGACACGCGCCTACGCTATTGCTCGTGAGCGAGCTAATGCAGCTGCCGCACGTATGGATGTGGTTAAAACCAAATTGGAGTCGACAATCTCGACCATTGAGGCAACACAGTCAGAAATTGAGTCAGCGAAAGCCTCCTCTGAATCATGGGAGCAAGAGCGTTCTAAACGTTATGACGATGCCCTGGCTGGGCTGGCCAGTGCCGAAGTTGAGTTAACGGAAGTTGAACTTGAGATCCGCACTCTTCCCGAACAGATACGTGATACCGAGAAGGCAATCGAAAGTGAGCGCAAAAAGTTAGCCTCAAAAGAAGAACATGACGCCAAGTTGCTCAAAGTTCGTGGTGCGATAACTGATATTCGGGCAAGCATCAAAGCTACAGAAAATAGTCAGGCTGATGCAATGAGCCGCGCGCGCAATTTTAAGACCAAAGCAGAAGAGGTTGGTACTAAAGTAGGATCACCATGCCCTACTTGTGGCAAAGCCTACTGCGAAGAAGATCTATCAACGGTGAAGGAGAATTTCATTGAACAAGCACGTCAGGAAATTGGTCAGGCGAAGACACTTGCAGAGGCAATGGCTAAACACAAAACGAATCTTGAGAAAGCGTTAAGCATTGAGTCTGCCCTTGTTAAAACGACACCTGATGTAACGGCTATCATTGCCCGGATTGAAGAGCTTACGAAACAACTCTCATCTTTGCGTCATCGTGAGAAGGAGGTTGTTGCTATTGAGTCTCTTGTGACTCGTGCTCGTACTGAGGTCGATCGTATATCAAAAGAGATTAATCCGTTTATTGCTCTTATCGCCAGACACGAAGATAACTTGGTATCCAGTAAGTCTACCTTCAAGTCCTTAAAAGATGAGTTGAAGGCTATTCAGGAACAAACGTTGCTATTGGAAAAAGCTCGTCAGGTCTACTCTCCTGCCGGGGTGCGTTCTCATATTTTGACGTCTGTTACGCCTTTCCTGAATACACGCACTGCCGAGTATCTCAATACGTTGTCTGACGGGAATATTACTGCTGAGTGGTCGACGATGGATGTCACTAAAAAAGGTGAGTATCGCGACAAATTCAACATTAGTGTGCAGAAGAAAGGTTCAAGTAAGTCGTTCCAGACCCTCTCTGGTGGTGAGAAGCGGAAGGTTCGCATTGCGTGTTCTTTGGCATTGCAGGATCTGGTTAGTAACCGGGCGAGTAAAAACATCGATTTGTTTATCGGCGACGAAATTGACGATGCACTCGATACAGCCGGTCTTGAACGCCTCATGGGTATTCTGGAGTCCAAAGCTCGCGAGCGAGGTACTGTGCTGATTATCTCCCATAAAGAGATGAAGTCATGGTTCCGGGAAACTATTACGCTGGAAGTTAAAGAGGGGCGCAGCTATGTCGTTTAAATTAAGCCGCTCGCAGTTTTTGCAGGTATTTGCAGTGATGCAGTCGATAAAACTGATCAATGGGCATACTTCCAATGGTGCGGCTCCACGTATTCTGTGGGGCAGCAACAATATTGACGGAGTACAATTCGCCGCGTTGCTTGGTCTAATATCCGAGACGCCATTGATGCAAAGTTTGAAATCACTACCACCTGGATGTATTGCGCCGATCCTGATTAATCCTTTTGTTGAGGGGGGATATCTTCCCAACGTCGGGCCTGGGTTTATTGCATCCCATGAAACTGAAGATCTTAACATTAATAGCGAAGGGTTCTTTGGGGGAATGGGTGCGCATCACTGTATGGCTTTCACGAACCTTATTCGACTTGCCAATAAGCGGGTGGATAGTTTGGCATCGCCAGGTGATGCTTTTACTGGTTTCCTTATCCAAAGGAGGGATAAAAAGTACAGTGCGGACAAACTACAGTTTGTTGGTAAGTATGGAGAAATGGTAGAAATCGAACTTCAGCTCCCTCATGTTTTAGCAAACGATAGTGCAGACAGTCGGAGGCTATTGGGCATCATGCGTCATTTCATAGCAAGTGGTGTTAAACATGCCGCAGATAAACGTGTCACGCAGGAAAATGAGTATTCAGACTTTGCAAACTATCCCCAACCAACGTTGCAAACGGCAATAGTAGCCAATTCGTTGGAGGCGAGATTATTGGAAAACCCTATATGGGGAACATGGTAAGGAGACTATATGAGTAAAAAAATCAGCGTAGTTGGTGTTGATCCCTCTATGAGCAACTTTGGGCTTGCTGTGGGCACTTTAGACCTTGAAACGGACGAACTTGAGATTCACGGCCTTACTCTTGTTGAGACTAAAGCGGGGAGTAACAAAAAGACCGTTCGTGTGAACAGTGACGATCTGCGCCGCGCCAGTGAAATATGGCGTGTTGCGAAGCCAATCATTGATAAGGCAAATATGGTTTTTTGTGAGCTACCGGTTGGGAGCCAAAACTCTCGTTCGCAGACGTCTTACGGTATTTGTATCGGTGTACTTGCGTGTGTGGATAAGCCATTGATCCAGGTTACTCCAAACGAAATCAAGCATTTTGTCGGCAATAAACTTACTACATCGAAAGAAGAGATTATCCAGTGGGCTACGAAAAAACACCCTAAAGCACCGTGGCTGCGTCGTAAGCAATCTGGACAGGATGTTCTCGTGAACAAAAACGAACATTTGGCTGATGCGGTGGCTGCCATCCATACCGGTATGCAAACAGATCAGTTCCGCCAGGTGCGCGATGTTCTTAAGTCTCTCATTTGATTTCATTGATAGGTAAGTACTTATCTATTAACATGGGCCACTATATTTAGTGGCCCTCTTTATTTGGTGATACATGATAAGCATCGTAAAACGTAACGGCCAAACAGAGCCGTTATCCGAAGAAAAATACAACCGCGTCGTAATGTATGGCGTAGAAGGCATTCGTGGTGTAAGCGCATCCGCTGTAGCAATGGGAGCTGCGGCCAGCATTTTTGATGGGATTACCACCAGCCAGTTGCATGAGGCTTTGGTTAAATCTGCCGCTGATTTGATCTCACCAGAAGCACCAAATTACTCACAGGTGGCTGCCCGCCTGAACATTTTTAAAATCCGCAAAGATGCCTTCGGTCGTTACGACTATCCGAACTTCTACCAACACATTGTCAAGAACGTTAACAAGGGCGTTTATGACAAGGATTTGCTGACACATTATTCGTTTGAAGAGATCGAAGAACTCGGCAATTACATTAAGCCGAAACGTGACGATCTTTTTGGCTATGCAGCTACGGTGCAGTTGCAAAGCAAATACCTCGTTCAAAACCGTGTTACTGGTGAGATTCACGAAGGCCCGCAACATATCTATATGCTGGTGGGCATGTGTCTGTTCCAGAATTGGGAAGACGACTGCGCGGGCAAAACACGTATGGAGATGGTCAAAGGTTTCTATGACGTTACAAGTACGTTCAAACTGTCTCTGCCCACACCAATCATGGCTGGCGTCCGTACTCCAACCCGTCAGTTCTCCAGTTGTGTGCTGATTGAGTCTGGCGATAGTCTGAAAGGGATTAGTGCAGCTTCAGCCGCAATTATCGACTACGTTTCACGTCGTGCTGGAATTGGTATTGGTTTTGGCCGTATCCGTGCGCTGGGCAGTGAGATCCGCAATGGTGAAGCCACCCATACCGGAGTTATTCCATTCCTGAAGCATTTCCAGACTGCTGTTAAATCTTGCTCGCAAGGTGGTGTTCGTGGTGGCGCAGCAACAGCGTTTTACCCGATCTGGCATCTTGAAGTTGAAAGTCTGCTGGTGGTGAAAAATAACCGTGGTATTGATGAAAACCGCGTTCGCCATCTTGATTACGGCGTCATGAGTAACCGTCTAATGTACCGTCGACTCGTCAGAAGCGAGAACATCACTCTGTTCAGCCGCATGATGTGCCTGATATGTACGAAGCCTTCTTCACAGACCAGGATCTGTTTGAAAAGCTGTACCATAAATACGAAGCCGATGATTCAATTCGCAAGAAGTCAGTACCTGCCATTGAGCTGTTCTCATCTCTGATGCAGGAACGAGCGTCCACGGGCCGAATTTATATTGCGAACGTCGATCATATTAATGAGCATGGCGCTTTCATTCCTGCTCTTGCACCTGTCCGCCAGTCAAACCTGTGCATGGAGATCACTCTACCCACTCGTCCACTGGCATTTACCGACGACCCGAACGGTGAGATCGCGCTATGCACTTTATCCGCTTTTAACCTCGGAGCCATCCGTTCACTGGAGTCTCTTAAAGAGGTGGCGTTCTATGCCGTTGCTGCACTGGATTCGTTACTGGATTATCAAGACTATCCGATGGAGGCAGCCGAAGTGCCTGCCAAAGCTCGTCGTAGCTTGGGAATTGGTGTAACCAACTTTGCTTATTACCTGGCAAAGAATGGCGTTCGTTATTCTGATACCGCTGGCAATAAACTGGTGCATGAAACGTTCGAAGCTATCCAGTATTACCTTCTTGATGCCAGCTGCCGACTTGCTGAAGCAAAAGGTGAGTGTGACTGGTTTGAGCAGACCAAGTACGCAATTGGTCAGTTGCCGATCGACCATTACCGTTCTTCATTAGACGAAAGTGGCGAAACCAACTTTGAGTTAAAGATGCCGTGGGAAGAACTGCGTGAACGTATTGCAAAATACGGCCTTCGCAACTCCACACTGACGGCACAAATGCCATGCGAGACTTCCAGCCAGATCACTAATTCCACCAACGGCATCGAACCGCCTCGTGGCCCGGTGTCGGTGAAATCTTCTAAGGACGGCATCGTTAAGATGGTCGTGCCTGAGTTTGAAAAACTGAAGGAACAGTATGAATACCTGTGGGATATGCCGGACAACCGCGGCTATCTGACAAAGGTGGCGATCATCCAGAAGTTCTTTGACCAGGCTATTTCAGCCAATACCAACTATGACCCTTCTCGCTTTGAAGGCGATAAAGTCCCAATGATGACGCTACTGTCAGATTTGCTTCTCGCCTACAAGATGGGAGTTAAAACGCTTTACTACCACAACACCAGAGATGGGGCAGGAAAGCGTGATGACGACGAACCGCAGAATCCACTGACGCAAGCTGTAGCCGTCGAGCCAGAAGATGAGTGCGACGGAGCCTGCAAAATCTGACATATGGTGGGGGATATCCCCACCTTCTCTTTGATTTGTAAGCCTTGTTTAAACACATAAGATAACAACTTGTTTAAACGCACCAAAAAAGAAAAAGGAAAAACACATGTCATATTCAACGTTCCGTTTGGGTGCTAATGATGCAACCAAAGAGCCTATGTTCCTCGGACAATCTGTCAACGTGGCACGTTACGATCAGCAAAAATACCGTGATTTTGAAAAGTTGATTGAACGTCAATTGTCTTTCTTCTGGCGGCCGGAAGAAGTTGATATTTCGAGCGATCGTATCGACTTCAACACGAAGCTGCGGGACCACGAACGTCACATTTTTCTGAGCAATCTCCGTTATCAAACGTTACTCGATTCAGTTCAGGGACGTAGCCCAAATGCAACGCTGCTGCCGCTTATCTCTATTCCTGAACTGGAAACGTGGGTTGAAACATGGTCTTTCTCTGAGACTATCCATAGCCGCAGCTACACCCACATTATTCGTGGCATGGTGGACGATCCGAGTATTGTTTTTGACGGTATTGTTACGGATGAAGAAATCATCAACCGAGCGATCAGTATCTCTGCTGAATATGACAGGCTTTATAGGATGACCTGCGAGCGCCAGTCGTTAGGTGAGAAAGAGTTTGAACGTCTGTACGTAAATGAATATGGCTGGGAGCCATACCCTTTGCACCGTCAGCTTTTCCGCACGTTGGTGTCCATTAATGCGCTTGAGGCGATCCGTTTCTATGTAAGTTTTGCATGTACGTTTGCCTTTGGCGAACGGAAGTTGCTTGAGGGTAACACCAAAATTATGCGCTTTATTGCCCGTGATGAAGCTCTGCATTGCGAAGGAACTGAACGCATGATCCGCTTCATGCGTACCGGTCGCGAAGGTTTATTGTGGAAAGAGATTGCTGCTGATGAAGAAAACGTCATTTACGACACCATGAAATCAGTCGCCGAACAAGAAATGAACTGGGCAGACTATCTCTTCAAAGACGGTTCGATGATTGGTTTAAACGCGGATATTCTGAAGACCTATGTAAAATACCGCACCAATCTGGCTATGAATCGTCTTGGCCTGAAGGCTTTATTTCCAGAAGTTACCACAGATCCGCTGGTCTGGATGAACAAGTGGTTGTTAACCGACACACTGCAAATTGCACCACAAGAGGCAGAGCAAAGCACATATCTGGTAGGTCAGATCGATTCTACCGTGGACAAGGCTTCTCTAAGCCAGTTTGCAGACCTGTAAACCGATACAAAGCATTATGTGGCCTGGCAACGCTGGGCCACAATGGATCACAAGAATTAAGAAGGAACAAAACTAGCATGAACTTTACCAAACTGACTGACCACCTGAAACTTGCCACCGATCGACTCATTGGATTTAAGCCAGAACCATATGAGTTGCATGAAGGTCATGGTGTAGCTACTGAAAGTATTTACAAGATGGTCGATCAGTTTCATGAACTCTTCCAGCATCCGAGACGCGTTATGCCGACACCAGAGCTGCTTCGTCTCCGTGCAAGCCTGATTCATGAAGAAGCTGTAGTGGAAGGTATTCCAGCCGCAATGAATGGGGATATTGAGCAACTGCTGGATGCAATGGCCGACTTTTTATACGTTGGTGTTGGTACGATGGTCGCCATCAAAGGTGGTATTTCTACCGGCATGACCTATTACACGCAGGAACAGAGCATTGATCGCTTTATGCAGACAATTTTTGTGCCCGGTAACACTGTTTTCGATGATATGGCAATGCCATTTCAGGAAGCTCGTGAGGCGTCATGTATGCTCGAAGAGCTGGCAGATAAACTTGAGAAGAAGACTGTTAAGGATTCTGAGCTGATTCAGGAACTGCGCCGTGTAATGAACAAAATCTATGTGGCGTGCATGATGACTTATCGACTGGCTGATTTCCTCGGTATCAATGTCGTCGAGCTGGTTGGCGAAATTCATCGGTCTAACATGACAAAATTATGGCCTGCTGATGTTGAGGAACGTCGCCAGGCTGTGGCCAACTGCAAATACGACTCTTCAGATCTGGGATTCCGCCATGCTGATGGCACCGATAAGATGATCGGTTTTCGAATTTCCGATGGAAAGATTCTGAAGTCTCCAACCTATAGTGATGTCGATTTATCCTCCTTTGTTGAGCAAGCTAAAGCCTCAGCAATGTACGGAATGATCAAAAAATAATTGTAGGTAGTTATCTATCTGTGTATATTTAACATGCGTAATAAAACTCTGGAATGACTATTCGTTTTGGTGGCCTATGGCCACCATTTTTTTATCTGTCTGGTCTTGTTCTCTCAATGAATGTAAACTCACACGATGAATAAGTAATTACTTATCTTTGTGAGGTTTTTGTGTCACTCCTTTTGAATCGAGAGCATACGAACGGTCAGGTAACAAACGCATCGTATGCAAAAGTTATTGAGACGGTGCTTAAAAGCGGCGTGCAGGCTGATGATCGCACAGGCACTGGTACTTTAAGCACCTGCTACGTTCCCTCTTACTACATGCTTACTGGTGGGACTGTGCCGCTTATTTCTGGAAAGGCGGTAAATCTTAAGCCACTACTTGTCGAACTTGAGTGGTATCTGAAAGGCACGGGCAACATCCAATTTCTCAAGGATAACGGCGTTAAGATTTGGGATGCATGGGCCGATGAGAATGGCGATTTGGGGCCGGTTTACGGTAAGCAGTGGCGTCGATGGGAAGATACCCGCATCGTGAGCCATAGTGAATATCTGAGCAAGATCGCTACTTTCCGTGAACGCGGGTACAAAGTCGAGGGATACCTGGGTATCAGTGAAGATCGCGTAGTGCTGTCCCGTGAAATCGATCAGCTACAGCGTATTGTCGATACACTGCGCACGAACCCTACCGATCGTCGCATCATGCTTAACGCATGGAACGTAGGCGAGCTTGAGGATATGAAACTGCCACCTTGCCACTTTGTCTTCTCTTTGTGGAGTCGTGAGCTGGATTTTGAAACCCGTTTAACGATGGCAACTGACATTGGTCTTCAACACAGTCGCCTCGGTTACGAGTCTATCTACACCAAGATGCTATACGATCTGGAGATGGACGGCAGTGTTACTGAAGCTGAACTGGATGAACTTGGAATCCCCAAACGCATCCTCAACTCCTGCCTCGTACAGCGTAGCGTAGACACTTTTGTTGGTATGCCATTCAATATTGCTGGCTATGGCATTCTCACTCATTTTCTCGCGAAGATTACGGGTCACATGGCCGGTGCATTTGTGCATTTTGGCTTTGACGTGCATTTGTACAACAACCACATGGAAGGTGTGTGTGAGCTAATGAAACGACAGGCTCCAGAGCATTCAGATCCGGTCGTTATTTTCCCTCATGAATGGTCAGAGTTGGATGATTTCAAATGGGACGAGGTTTTAATTCTTGGCTATGACCCTCTACCGTGGATCAAGGTTCCAGTGGCGGTGTGATATGGCAAGAGGTATGTATGTCTTATGCGAAATTGAAGGTGTGCTGGCAAATGCCAGCCATCGTAAATCAGTATCTGACGCGGATGCAGGCCAGCTCATTGCCGGTGATGAACTCATTTTCCCCACCAGCCGTATGTTGCGTGGTTTTGCTCGCTCAGGGGCTGAAGTGGTGCTTATCAGTAGCCGCTCTGAAACTCTTGAAGCGCCAACTAAACGATGGCTGAAAGATTTTGGCGTTGATTATGACTGGCTTCATCTCGTACCGAATGGCACCAGTTATGAGAAGCATATTAAGCGCACATTAGCGGAGCATAAAGGCGATCTGCTTATCGCTGCGCTGGTGCACGATCCTCGACTCCGTGCCGCTTTAGCCGACTCTCACCATCGACCGGTCATCTATGAGGTGAGCAAATGAAGATGATCGCTGCTGTTGGCCGTAACTATGAGATCGGCATAGCGAACGAACTGCCCTGGCGTTGTTCTACCGATCTGAAGCTATTTAAGAGACTCACCAAAAACGCCACTGTCGTTATGGGGCGTAAAACGATGGAAAGTCTCAAACGCCCTCTTCCAGAGCGTCATAACCTCGTTTTGACGCGCTCTCATGGCTTTGTACCAAATGGATTCTACCCTGCTGGTGTGGATGATGTGTTGCGATTACCAGAGCCTGTGTGGGTGATTGGCGGGGAACAAATTTACTCGCTATTCATGCCGCATGTTGAAGAGATTTGGCTCTCCCACATCGGCGTTGATGTACCAAACGCCGATGCATTCTTCCCGGCAAGCATGATGCGTAACTTAGGCTTTGTGCCTGTTGAAACAGCTTATACCCAACGAGCCAGCGAGGAAGAGCCTGGCTTTTCGCAGATCGTATACAGAAGGTCGTAATGGATTACCGGATTGGGATCACTGGTGCTCAGGGCAGTGGGAAAACAACCCTGGCTAAATATATCGACAAACATTACGGAATCCCTTACGTGGATGCTGGTGTCGGAAGTTTGATGAGCCGCCTCGGTGTTCGAGTAGGTGAGTCTATGCCTCTATATGAGCGGCTTCAGATTCAAATGGAAATAGCAAAGCATATAGAGCTACTTACACGTGGTGTTGAAGGCTTTGTTATCGATCGCACACCTGCTGATGTTATGGCCTACACGTTGGATTTGGTCGGCCATACAAATGAAGATCGGTGTATTGAGTTAGCCCTCGATATCGAAAAGTTTTGCCACAAAACTGCTATTTCAAACTTTAACGCCATTGCTGGCCTACGCCCGGGGGTCGCTCTCTCAGAGCGAGATTACTTGCGATCACAACGAGCATCATTAGACCGTCTGTATGTCGCTCGTATTGATGCGTTGATGTGCGGGGAACTGACAAAAATTCACCTGCATCCGCAAAGGGGAGATCTGCAAACCTTCGTCGTTTCCAACCGATATCGCACGGTTGAAGCAAGAGCCAGATCAGTGATGAGAATGCTAGATAACGCTGTAGAAAAGATAGAAAACCGGTTCTGTGGCCGAGTAACCGTTCATTAGAAATTGTTCGCCTCTTCGACATTGCGACAATAAAACTCTCAAAATGGGTTAAGGATAAAAAATGTTTAGTGAAATGTTGCTTGAAGATGAACTGGATCGGAAAACAACAGAGGCTTTGATTCGTGTAGCGGACGAACATTCCCGGTCGCTTATGAGCGATCGAGAGGCTCGTCTGGCTATTCGTGCCATATTCGAAACTGCGCAGGGGCTTGTTGGCGCACAAGTAGGTGAAGCCATTAACATCGCCATGTCTCAGTTCAGTGAAGGCAGTAAAAAGCCTCTGTTTCCTATGCATTTGATGCTGGCTGGTGGCACGGTGCTTTATATCTCTGTTTGTCTGGATAGCAACCAAATCAATATTCTCAACACTGCGTCAGGTAAGTGGAAAGATCCGATTGTCTGTGAAACCAGTGAAGAAACTTTGAAAAAAGCGGCTCAATTTGTACGTAGCGCACTACTTAAGGGCGCTAAGAAGTTGTAAGGAGTTCTGATGACAACGATTGTTGCAGGCATCGATATCGAGTCTACGGGACTGGATTTCCTTGCTGGTCATAAAATTATTGAAATCGCAATTACCCGCTATGAACTGGAGACACAGAGACATATTGATAGTCTGGAGATGCGTTTTAACCCTCGCAGAAACATAGATCCGAAAGCTCAAGCCGTTCATGGCATTTCATTGGAACAGCTCGCAGCTGAACCTTTGTTGTCAAATCATGCCAGCGAAATTGGCGCTTATATGGGGGCATGTAGTGTGTGGGTTGCTCATAACGGCGAAGCATTTGATATACCATTTATTCGACACGAGTTTTCAGGGTATGGAGTAAGACTGCCAGAAGTTCCTGTTATAGATACTATGTTATCGGGATTGTGGGCCACAGAAGACGGTAAACGTCCCCGCCTTGAAGAGTTGGCCTTCTCTCTTGGCTTTATATACGATCATGCCAAAGCACATAGTGCCTTATATGACACAAACTTAATGATGCAATGCTTCTTTAAGGCACGTAATAAGTACGGATTTTTTAAATTACCCTCTGAAATTGTGTAAAACAAAAGCCTACTTTAAAAAGTTTAAAGTAGGCTTTTTTTTAAAGAACAGTCGCCTTTCAATCATTTTCTGCCTGTATTTAATACTTTTCCGCCTGATAGGTTTAGTCAAAATGCAGCCATCGAAACGCAAATGTAACCAAACAGAAGGAGACTTACATGAGTTCGGTTGAAAATGTAATGACAAATGATGATCTGGACGAGCTGACAGCCATGTTGCAATCACTTGATGAACCAGTAAAAAAAGCTGCACAGGTTGAAAATACTGATGATATTGACGATCTGCTGCTCGGCCTAGATGCTGGCGTAGCATGAGTTCTGATGATGTTGCCGAAGAACTGTTCAATGAAGAAAAAGCAGGTGATTTCAGCTCTGCTTTAAATGAGTTGGAGTTAGCGCATGAGCCTATAAACGTAATTAACGCTGAAAGTGTTGAAGCTGCCGAAAACGAGCCAGAACAATTGGGATTTATTGAGGTTGAAGAGTGTGTTGAGGTTAATGATGAATTAAAAGTTCAACAGTCAAATGATAGCAATACAAATAAAAAAGCGCGTACTGCAAGAGGTCCTCGTTTTACTTTAAGTGATAAAGATGATTCGTTTTTCAATAAAGCGGGCTTAGAAAAAGATATTTTCTTAGACGCTTACGATAACGCGCCTGTCAAAGCAAAGGATAAGATATTAAACCTTCTTAATTGGTTTAGCGGAGGTCCAGATATTAGTGTTTACACGGTAATTTCCATGAGACACCTTCTCACAGAAAAGAAGGCTACAAGTAATAGTATTAAGATTGCTTTAATGAGCAATCCAGAAAAACCGTATCCGCTTAACACTGCGTCAACTCAGGCTGGGCAAATGATGGCTGTATTTCCAGCGACAGGAATTGCCGTTAGAGACGGTGGAAATCTAACATTGAACGAAGAATCACCGATCGTTAAGAAGTTTGTCGCGGAGTACACTATTGGATGACGTTCCCCTACTTAAAATAAAGCCCATAGAGAGCTTTATAGTACTGGGTAAGCCAATCACATACCCAGCACCACAAAAACGCGCCAGAGAGCTTCTCGTTTGCATTTCTGGCGCGTTTTATTTGATTGCCAGACATAAAATCAAATGCAAAAATAGGTATATACTTACCTATCGAGAAAGAAGATGATTGCAGCCGAAAAAATCAAACAGCGAAAGCGCGACAACTCTCTTCGTGACCTCTGGAGAACACCTGACTGGCTGTTTTCTGCCATTCAACGTTATCTTGGAGTGACATTTGATGTTGACGTTGCCTGCAACAAGGACAATGCAAAGCTGCCTAATTTCATAGGCGTTGAGCGTGATGCTTTGAAATCTGAATGGGGACAGCCAGGTACAATTGCCTTCCTCAATCCACCCTACTCCAAAATCTCCCCCTGGATTGATGCGGCTATACGTGAGCAGGCTCGTGGAGTTACAACAGTGATGCTAATTCCTCAATCCCTAGATACAAAGTGGTATGAGCGTGCAACAGAGTGTGCGAATGAGACGATTATTCTGTCTGGTGGCCGCGTAGCGTTTGTCGAGCCTGACGTAAATCTGGGTCAGGTAGAAGTAAACATCAACCCAGGTGGCAGTATGCTCGTTGTTTTTCGAGGATTCTGTCAGGACGCTGGGCACTCTATAAGCAAGATCCCTTTGGACGTCATGAAAAGTCTGGGAGGGTATGATCCTGCGAATGTGATCAGGAAAAAAAGACCATCAAAGAAGGCTGCTTAGTTTGTTCTGGCGTCTGTAATTAGCCTGCTTCTGTATATATAAATAACTACATATTAATTATTAATATACGGAAGCAGGCTGTTTTATATCAGAGACTCCCAGACCTGAACACCACTACAGAATCCACTAGAACCCCTTCCCAGACGCTTTAAAATCGATTTTATGAACCACTTTAAGGAAACCAACATGTCATACCCGACTAATGTCGTTGCGCTCGTAGAGAGCGATTTTCTGGCCCAGGCTCGTGAAATGATGAAAGATCGTGAGCAGGCTTTCAACTTGTACGAATGGGCAATTAAGTGCTTGCATCTTGGGGAGCATCGCGAACTTGTTGAACAGCTTTTAGGTGAGTTGATCAACGAGGTGTTTGCCTTGAATGTTCAACTACATGGTCGAAAAAATAATCAATCGAAATGATAGATAAGTACAAACTATTCATAAAGTGAATTGTAAGTGCTAAGATCTGATAGTTTCCAGTCGTAGATTGGAGGCTCGACCTGATGGGTGGGGGTAAGCGTCACTGGCGTCAGGTTTAAAAAAGCTCACTACCAGCGTAGAACCGGCACCGTTTAGGGGTTGGGGAAGGGGGAACCAAAGTGAGCAGAGACAAGGGTCACTTTATGATTGTCGAGTCTGGGGTGTTTCGAGAGGTTGAATCCAGTACTCCCCTTCATAAAGTGTGGGAAGATCTCGGTTCTGGGGTGCTGTCATCCATAACTTCCCAAGCCTAAGCTGGCAGTAGACTTAGGTCATAACTTTTCAGGTTATGAAACGACCAGGTTGGTGAGGAAATTTTGTACTCACCTCCCTGGGAGAGTATTACCTGAAAAGACAACCTCTCACTTCGTTCGAGGTGAACTTCACTCACTTCGTTCGTTCAGTTCAGGTTTATAAAAACCTGTTCTGGGAAGTAATTTGTTTATTTTAATAATTATTAACACGCACGCGTGTGCGCACGCGCGAGGAAAAAAAATCGGCGCGGCGCTTGATTCAGGAGTTTATATGACGACGAAGACACCAGCCCGATCGCAAGCAAAAACTCGCAAAAATGACAAAAACAAAAATTCTCCCCGCACCAATTCCACAACGCCTGTCGTAGAGTTCAATCCCCAGCTTAAAACCGTGAAAATCTTCAGTGATGGCTCTTGCCTTAAAAATCCGGGTGGCCCGGGCGGTTACGGTATAGTTCTCCAGTATGGTGGTGAGGAACGCGAGTTCTCAGATGGTTTTCATAGCACCACCAATAACCGCATGGAGATGATGGGGGCACTTATCGGGCTGGAGCGTTTGAAATATCCATGCAACGTTATTTTGTACTCTGATAGCCAGTATCTGAAAAACGGCATGACACAGTGGATGAAATGGTGGAAACGCAATGGATGGATGACTTCTGACAAAAAACCGGTAAAGAATGTTGATCTGTGGAAGCGTCTGGATGAGGCCGCAAGTCGACATAATGTTCGCTGGAAGTGGGTTAAAGGTCACGCCGGGCATCGTGAAAATGAAATATGTGATCGACTCGCGAAGATCGCAGCTTTTTCAGCAGCAGATATGCCTCACAAGAAAGATATTGGTTTTGTTTATAACAAGTAGTAAGTAAGTGTTTACCTATCATTTTAAATCATGTATCTTATCAGCGTCAGGATGACAATGTGTCGGTAAGACACAGTTCCAGGATGGAACGAGAAAGGCGGCTGGCGATCGCCAGCCGCAACTCTTTCTGACACTGGATGGAGTCCACATGGCACGTCAAACCTATTTCACTTCTGCAACTAAACGTCCTCGTTCTTTACGTCAAATTTTGGCCGAATTGTTTAGCGGTCGTGTTATGTCACGTCTTGATGAACTAGAGACTACCGTTCGGTTGCTGAATGAACGTTTAGATAATCAAGCGTCAGTTGTTGCGAACGTGGGGGCGATTGTTGCCTCTGGTTCTTCACGCGAAGCGAAAAGTACACGGCCTTTAGTGAAGGAGAAAAACAACAAGGACAGTTCGAATGGAAAATTTTCAAAGAAAGAGGCTGAAACCAATGGCCTACGTTCTCATTATAGTTTCACTGGCGACGGTAGCCGTTCCAGCCGGCCAGAGCCTTTTGATGCCGGGTTCATCCATCACCACACCTCCGTCGACGACAATTACCACCACTCCAGTAGAGCGTCCTGTCACTCTGGATGGGATGACGGTGGATGCGATACCTCAAGTTCATCCAGTTACTCAGGATCATGTTGTGACTAAGGTGGTTGTATGAACTGGCTTTCAAATCACTTTGGGAAAATTTGGCTGGCAATTCTGGCTCTCATGGCCGCCGGTTGGGTATCCAACATTATAAAACTCGTTTGCTCAGGTGATCTCCAGTTTCAGGCTGGCATGACCTTGGCTCGTGTAGTTGGGATTTTTATTTTTCCAGTCGGTTCGGTACTTGGTTATTTCTGACGGTTGTTAGTGCATATGCATTGACCGTCTTTGCGTAAGCAATTTATGTAACCAGAAAACAATTTGTTTTGACAAATAGCAAAAGGAAAACACATGTTAGGTTTCTTCAAAAAGAAAACTCGTAAAGCTGTTATCGAAGTCAAAAAAATGGAGAACCGTGATGCGGTTGAAGCCACCGTGTGGGGCGGGTACATGATCTCCTATGCCAACGGTACATGCGATGCAAAAGAAATTTCCATTCTTGAGAAAACAATTGCAGCTCTGCCTGCATTTTCTCCTTTTGCTGGTGAGATTGCCCAGATGAGCGCCAATATCCGCGCTCAATACGAAGCCTCACCGCGCCGTGCTAATGCCCAGGCTTTACGTGAGCTGGCGGATGTGGCCGGGACTGATGATGCAGTAGATGTACTGTGTCTGTGCCTTGATATTGCCGACCAGGACGGCATTGATGAACCAGAAGAGCAGGCGCTGAAAAAGATCGCCCAGGCGCTTCAGTTGTCACTGGATGCTTATCTCTAATGCTTGAGAGATTCCGGCTTGTGACCGTCATTGCTCTTCTGGTGATAGCGGTGTTGGTGGATTTTACGGGAAAGATGATGTCTGTCATTTCTGATGGCGTCCTCATTGGTCTGGCGATCTACTTCGCTTATCCGCTAGTCCGTAAAGCAACGTGTTAATGACAAGGGCCAAATGGCCCTTGTGTTTCGTTGACCGAAATAGAGAGTTTGCACCTTTACGTTTAGCTTGCTCCCCTTTTATGCCACATCACAATAAAGCCAATAAGAAAACAACTTGTTTAAGCATTAGGAAAAACACATGTGCAAGAAATGCAAAGCGATAGCTGATGAACAAAACGCCTTATTCGAAGAAATGGATGCTAATGAACTGGTCAAAATGTTAGCCATTCTTCGAGGAATAGAAGACGTTTCCATATTTGAGAGAGTGGTTACAGCACTTAATTTTGAGTCCACCTTTGAAGAGCCAACTCAGGTTGTAGCTTTAGCACATCATTTCGG